AGCACAAGCAACAATGGTAGCAAATAATTCTGCTAGTTTATCTGCAGCAGCATCACTTATAGCAGGCAATGTATGTTCTACACCTTTTGCTTGTACATGTCCAGCTGGGTATACAAAAGTATTTTTAGATTCTGCTACAGGTTATTATAATTCATTAACCTCAGCTACGGATGATTGTGATGCAGCTGTACTTGCAGGTACTCCACCAATTTGTAGAAAAGTAGATTGTAGTTGTGATACTAATGGAACTTTAATACCACCACCATTAGGAGGTACATGTCCAGATACTCCACCAGAAATATATTATATAGGAGATCCAGCATGGGTAGATCCTGATCCAGCTTTATGTAATTATAATACTCTTATACAAACTCCTCCAAACTATAGTGTAAGTTCTTTTTGGAGACACAATGTTAGATGTGATTTGTTTAGTAATTTTTATGGAACTGATTACCCATGGGAAATAGATCTTATTAGTAATACAGGACAATCAGTAAATACAATAAGAAGTATAGAATATCAATTAGAAACTTATGTGTATAAAGGTACTATGGATAATGCATGTGGCGGTGATGCATATGAAGATTTAAACTTTAATTTTGATCAAGCTACAATATATAATAATGAACAAGTCTCAGGATTATTATTATTAAATATGCCAGCTTATAATAATCCATGGAATGAATTAACTTATCCAATTATAGGTTCACAAAATATAAACGTATTAGCAGATAAAGTTGAACATAAATTTAGATTAAATCAATTCTGGGATATAACAAATGATAGAGGTGAATTTACAAACTCAGAACAACCAGTATGGGGAACGTCATGTAATGGTTATGTAAGAACACTTAATAGCATTAACTTAAATTACAACAAGCCTGAAACACAACGTAAGAAGTTTAGACATTATTCTAATCACATATTACTAAGAAGAATGCAATCTAATAATAGAAAGATGTTGTTAAGATTAAACAACACTAAATTAAATCTATCCCAAAGATAATTAGACAATGGCAAATAAAAAAAGCATAGGATTACCAGGAGGACCAAATGAGTATATAACTGATATATCAGAATACTTATCTGTAGAAGGGTATAAGTTTAATAGTCCTGATGTAGATAATCCTTTTAACATTATTGAGTCAGGAAGTATTACTATGGAAGATGTGGAGTTTCCTGTACTAGGTACAGATAACTTAGGCAACTCACAAATGATGCAACCAGGTATGAATTATGAGTTTCCAGGAGATCAAGTATTTGAAATACCTATGGCTCAGGAAGGTAATGTTGGACAAAGGGTTGTGAATAGAAGTCGTAGTGACAATGCTTTGATGGTAAATGCAGCTAATAGTTTTTATAATAATATGTATTCAAATGATGTGAATGATGCAAATATTAAACGACTGCTTTTTGAGCAAATTAGGCCTGAAGGGTATCCAAGTATTTCTGGTTTAGCTGGTGCAGGATGGAGAGATTATTTTGGTAAAGAAGGTGAACCACCTGTATTAGATAAGGATGGTAGTTATAGTATAGATGAGGAAGCATGGGCAAAGGCATTAGGTCTTCCAAATGATGCAAAGTATTTTATTCCTTCAGAATATATGCCTTCTGATGCAAAGAATCCTAATGATAAATATGTAAAATTAAATCCAGATGTTATAGATTGGAATAAATTAATAAAACACATGGGTGATTATGACAAAGGAGATGATAATAAAACTGAAGGAAAGAAAAAATTTGTAGAAGGATTATCTAGGTTTATTAAAGATGACTTTATGGATGCAGATGATTTTTTTGGAAGAGACCCATTACAAGGGTTTCAACTTCAATGGGGATATGATAATGAAAGAAAGGAAAAATATTTATCTATTTATGATAAATATGATTTTAGAGGAGTTGATACAGAGAATATAGTAAAACCTTTTGAAATATATGATAGAATATATGTAGAAGAAAATAAAGATTCAGGAGAATATATTCCAAAGGCTCAAAAAGGTAATACAGAGACTAGGAAAAACATAGCAACAATAGCAAGAGAAAATGAAGAAAAAGAAAAAGACTTTACTAGACCAGTAATAACTTTAGGTGATTACTTTAGATTTTGGAACAAAGATGAAGATGGTTTATGTAAAGATAATACGTGTGTAGAAACAGTAAAACAAATTTATCAACAAGCTGGTATAGATAGTATACCAGAAAATGTATATGACAATAAAACTTTTTTAGAAAATTATAAAGACTATGGATTCACACAAATTACAGATGAAAAAGATATTCAACCAGGAGATGTAATACAATACTATCTAGATGATAATCCATATCACATGGGTATTAACGTATATCCTGGAGAGTATGTTAGTGATGGTGAACGAAATGCTCCTATTCAAAACAAAAATATGTATGTTTATGAAAACGGTGATAAAAAAGATCCATTTAGAATATTTAGATATAATAAAAAATACGGTGGACATTTACCTAAAGCAGAAGATGGAAATTTACCTGGGCATTTAGATCCGGTTGATCTAAGTAATCTTAATGAACAGAATAAACAAAAAATTAATTCTTCAGCTTATAGAGATAGGTTAAAAAAAGAATATTTAAATGCTCATAATATAGAGTTAGATAATGAGCAATTAGATGGGATGGTTTCTGATTTAAATAATCAATTAACATTGGGAGCAAATAAAGGTAACACAGGTTTTTATACTCAGAATGTACCTGATCCATCAGCAGCTGGATTTATGTTTAGTGGTGCAGGACAAATTGATGCTGCAGGTAATCAAGTAAGTCCAAGAACTGCTGGTTATGACTATAGTAATCCAACAATTGGTAATATTTATATTGGAAGAACTGCTTCACAAAAAGAGCCTTTTACTACAATAAACAATGAAGATGGAACATCTATGGAAGAAAGTATTAAACAGCATGAAATAAATCATAGGTTAAATAGTTTATCAGGTAGCCCATTAAGTAGTGCTAAACAAAGTCCGTTATATAATCAATCATATGATTATCATAATAGTTTTTTTAGTAATGCTCCTGAGGATAATCCTTTTAACCCTAATACTAAAGACAAAGAGTTTAGAGATTATGCTACTCAGCCATTTGAAATTAAGTCTCAGAAAGCACAATTAGAACAAGCATTATTAGATGCTGGTATATGGGATCCAAGCAAAGGCCCCTTTACTCAAGCAGATGTAAATAAAATGGTTAATAGTGGTATATCTTTTAACAAAGGATTTGATTATTTACCACAGGGTCTGGGTATAAATGAATTAGTTGATGGCACCGTTAAAGAGCCAGGTAAGTTGAATAATGAAATGGATTATTATTCAAAATATACAAATGAAAAAATAAATGATTTTCTTGGTAATAAAGGATATGAGAATTTTTCAACTTATTCTAGTGACCCTGAGATGCGTGACATGCGTAATACAAGCCAAAGACCATTTGAAAGAATCAATAAAACTTTAGAAAATACTGATCAAGGTAGTAAGAAATGGAATGAATGGTCTGAAAAAAGACAAGAAGCATCAAACAATTATTATAATGCAAATGCAGATACTAGAGATCTAAAAGAAATACTTGATGGAGAGTATGATTCTCCAAGTAAAATTCTTGATGCTGCAGGTATTAAAGTAGGATCTGATGGTTTTTATGAAGATAAAGATATTGCTGCTATAGAAGATATATATAACCGATATAAAAAAACATCTGATGCATATAGATTAACTCTTGATGATGTAAGTGATGATAGACCAAATGAGGAAGGTTTGTTTGGTGCATTTGGACCTTTAAAAAATATCAAAGGGAGAAAGGCAGAAAAAAAAGCACTTAAAGATTATAATAGAATTTACGGAACTGATTTTAAAGATTGGGGAGATGTAGAGTTTGAAAACTCTGAAGCAAATGTATCTCAAGAAGATAAAAATGTACGTAAGAATGCAGCTAAGTATACTGGCTATGGTAATATTGTTAATGATTTAGATAGAGAAACAGAAGAATTAAATAGTGTACTACGTGGTACAGGTGGCTATGATACAAAAAAAGATTTTTATGATAATGAATTTAAGTTAAAAGGAGATTATAGACCAAGTAGAAAAAGTGGGAGAAATGAATTTAATACAGAGCTAGCAAATAATTATATGAATGATCTTAAAAATGATCCTAATTATGATCCTAAAAAAGATGTGTTTAATAATAACTTTGTACCAAATAATAATTTTGATAATTATAGTGCTTGGGCTTATGAGCCTAATGCAGTAGAACTGCAAGAGCAAAATAGAAAAGGTTTTAATACTGCTTTAAAAAACAATATTTGGCGTGATGACTTATTTACACAAGCTGTATTAAATCTTCCAGCAAGAACTAGAGATTCTTTTATTGAATACTATAATCAAGATAAAGATCAAAGATTTGTAACTAAAGCTGATATAAGAAATCAAAGAAACTTAGTTAGAACACTTAGAGAAAACATGCCTGAAGTTAAAAATTTTATACAGAATGCAAAAAATAATAATGATAAGTTTATTGACCAAAGCAATCAAGAATATAAAATAGAACAAGAAAAGCAACTTAATAATGATCTATTAAAAAATACAGAATTAAATCAAAAGATATCTCCTAATTTAATTAAGTTTATGAATGAGGTAGCTATGGATAATATTAATCAAGATGATCCTAATGAGTCTGTAATGGCTCAATTTGGTAACAATGAAAGAAGACCACAAGGACAAGAAGGAATTGAACTTTCTAAAGAAGAAAGATATATAAAAAATATGAAAGATGCTCTTTTATATAATGCAAATCCTTTAAATAAAATAGATGATATTCTTCAATTTTTGCAGTCACCAGCTAATTTAGTTAGAGAAAGTATACAAGGTTCAACTGGCAAAGGAGATGGAGAATTTAATTGGGGTAATATTATACCTGATATAAGAAATACTAATATTTTTGATGAAGATAAAAAACAAGAATATGTTTCTAAAACATTAGGTATAGATAATCCTTGGGGTGCGTTAGCTACAGATCTTGCACTAGATCCAGCTACTTATGTTGGAGTGGGGGCTCTAAGAAGTTTAGCAAAAAAACTTGGACCTAAGGCTCTAAAATCTTTTATGAAGGTAACAAATAAGTTTAACAATATTAAACCAACTGTTGGCCCAAGTTCAGAAGTTAATTTTATGGATAATGTTTATAAGCAGCAGATTAATGATGCACCTAGAATACCCGGTTACGAATTGTATAATGCTAAAAATCCACCTAGACTTGAAGATTTAGTAAATCATTATAATAAACAGAGTGATGATGTTACTAGTGTATATAGATATGGTTTTGACAAAGATATGCCAGGTGGTTCTTGGTATTCTTCTGACTTAGGAGATCCATTAAGATATAAGGCATATGGAAGAGGTGATGGAGTTTTTAAAGTAGATGTACCCAATAATATTTTAAAAGAATCTTATAGAGGTATTGTAAATAATGCAGATGCACAGGCAGGTAAGCTACCAGGTTTTGATCCAAAATATTTTCAAAATTCTAAAACAAATTTTAAAGAATTTAGGCTATCTGAAGGAATACCTTCAGTATTTGCAGATAAAGAATTTGGTAAAAAAAGCATTAAAGAATTTACGGATTATTTAAGAACACTTAAAAAATACGGTGGAGATTTACCTGAAGCTCAATCTGGACTTGGTCAGTTACGCAAACTTTTTACACCAATTGTTAAAAGTAAAGTGGGTCAAAAAGGCATTAAGTATTACAATGATTTATTTGGATCTAGTAAAAATATATCTAAAAGTTTTGATGTAAATAATTTTGATGATTTAATAAACTTGCCAGATGATGAGTTTGCTAAGTTTAGTGATGTTAGTAAAGATCATTGGAAGCTTATACAAAAAAGGACTCCTGAGTATAAAGATAGACTTATTAAGCAATATAAGGGTATGTTTAAACCTAATGATAATGTAATGCCTGCTATTGAAAAAACTCAAAAAGAAATGGCTACATTTTTTAATAGTCCTGAGTATAAACAAAGATTAGTTAATGGATTGAATATATCTACAAAAGAAGCTGATGATATAGTTAGTAACATGATAAAGCAGATAAATGAAACTAAATTTACGTTTAACAATGTAGGTTCTGATAAATATGGTGCATTGGCAACAGGGCCATTAACAAAGTTTGATAATGCAAAAATAACATTTACTGATGTTGTAAATAATACTTCACCTGAACAACTAGATGGATTAATAAGACATGAGTTAGGTCACGTAGGAAGTTATTTAAAAGCTGGAAATAATAAACTTTTATCACAACAGTTTCCTAAATTAGATTTACAGGAACGTACTATAAAAACTTGGAGTAAAAATAATAAAGATTTAATAGACTATTATTCTACACCAGATGAGATTAGACAAAGAGGTTTAGTTGCTTTAGATTTTATAAAGAAAAATAATATAACAATAGATGACTTTTTAAATATAAGCTATGATAAAATAGTAACAGGTAAAATGCAAAGAAAAATTCCTAGTGAAATATTAGATCTTAGGCAATATTATAAGCCTGAACAACTTGGACCTTATCTTAAAAAAATGTTTTCAGTAATAGGAACTCTAGGATTAGGAGATCAATTAACTAAAGAACAAGATGGTAATGGGGAAGCTGTAATGAATAATTTAGATAAGGTATCAGCTCAAAGAAGAGATGCTCTTAATAAGGCAATAGAAACAGTAGTGACATCACAAGGCGGAAGTAATGATTTAAGTTCAATATTACTTATGACATCTGCAATGGAGAATTCACATGGAGCAGATTCTACAGCATACGAAAATGCAGAAACAGGTGAGCCTAGAAGTTATACAAGAGGTATGATGTCTATTGATGATATAGCATATGATGATCTTTATAAACCAAGAGGGGAGAAAGGAAAGTACTCAGCAAAACAATTACAAAATTATAAATGGTTAGAAAGTTTAGGATTAGATTATAAAAATATAGATCAAAAATTACGTAGTAATGATCCATTAGCTAATATTGCTACTGCAAGATTACAATATAGTAGAGTAACTGATCCATTACCAAAATCTAGTGACTTAGATGGCATGTATAATTATTATATGAAATACTACAATAAGACAGATGCAGACCATAAAGATAGATTTACACAGTTTTATAATGAGCTTATAGGAAAAGAAAAAGAAGGGGGTGAGCCAGATATGCTAAGTACTTATAAGAACTATATAAACGGCAAAGTAAAAAGTCAGAAGGCTGTTGATATATATGATAAACTAAACAGAATACATTTAAATGATGCAAGGAGAATGGGTATGACTGTACCAAACTATATAATGACACATCTTTAAGATGATTGTTAAACCTTAAATATTAGTGAATCTCCTTAATTATTTGTATATTAATAATATAATATGAGCAAAGTGAAATTAAACAAAATAAGTGTAAAAGAGCAAGGGGGTCAGATGATTCCTAGTCAACCAGCTATGAGTAATCAGCAGTCTATGGTGGACCCAATGGTTCAACAAGTTACAGAAATGATATCTTCATCAGTAAATCAAGGTAAGGATATTGTTGATGTTGTATTAGAACTTTCACTACAACAAGTTGATCAACAAGTTATTGCACAAGCACTTATGATGGGTGGTATGCAAGAAGAAGATATAACAGTTTTATTTCAACAAGTAAGTGTAAAGGCACAACCTCCTGGACCATCTAGTCCAGAAGAAGTTAATTCAAGCCCACAGCTTTTAGCTAGAAATGAAGAATTAGAAAATATGGCACCAGAACAAGATACCATGCCTGGCTTTGCTAAATCAGGAATAGAGATTAAGCCTGAGAATAAAGGTAAGTTTACTGCGTGGGCTAAGAAGCGTGGCATGAGTGTTTCAGCAGCAGCTAAGATGGTTATGGCTAATAAAGACCAATACCCTCCATCTGTTGTAAAGATGGCTAATTTTGCAAAGAATGCAGCTGGTTGGAAAAAAATTGATGGCGGAGAAGGAGTAGAAGGTATGAGACAAAGAGAAGGCTCATATAACCCTCCTAATAGAAAGTATACTTTAGATCCAAGGTTCAGAGATTATGGTGGTGATCCAAGAAGTTTTATGGAATGGTATGGTAATAAAGCTACTGGAGATGAAATTAGTGAGGGCAATATAAGTCAGTTTATAGATAACCCTACTCAATTTTCTAAACCTATATCAAACACAAGTTATAATATGTCTGATTTTTTACAGAACATAAACCCAGATGGTAATATACTATTGGAAGGGTTAAAGTTAGGTACTAATATAAAGAATGAATTATTTAGTAATGAGATAGGAGAAAACGGTTTAAAGAAAGGTGCATTTAAAGGCCTTAAGGAGAAGAGGGCTTATGCTGATGCTGCTGAACCTTTGTACTACGGTAATAAAACAACATATGATTTATCAGATGAGAATCTTCAGAATATAAATGATTACAAGTCTCTGAAATTATTAGACGAACAAACAAGACTACAAGTTGCAAGAGAAAATTATGATAATAGCACTGCTGACGCAACAGGTATACCAGCTGAGTTAATGGATGAAGAAACATATTTTGAATCTATTGGTCTTGACCCAGATAATAAAATGCAGGGTAGTGATTTTAACAAAAGATTATATGATCAATATTTAGAGTCTTATAATCAAACATATCCTAAAGCTGTAGATGGTTACGAAATGTTTGAAGAAGAAGAAGAAGATGACATAGATCCGTTCCCAGAAGGGTTAGGTGCACAAAATGTAATGAACAAGGAACTTCAAGAAGCATATAATAGTATCAACATACCTGAGTCAGAACGTATAAATAGTTTAACCGGTACGTTAACTGAGATAGGTGATAGTCCACTTTTTAGAGGACTTACTAGTACAGGTAAAGTAGGATATGATGTTGCAAATTTTGCAAATAACAATTTTTATAAACAAATAAATCAAGCAAAAGCTAATGAAGATAGACAAGAATTGTTTATGGCAGATAATTGGGCAAGTGTTGTAACTGATTCTCCTGGTTCAAAAGGTAACTATAAAAAAAATACAGGACAGTTAAGAAGCACAAAGGACAGAGTAGTAGGTTTAGATGAAGCTACATTTAATCCTTTTATGACAACACAGTTTGGTAAAGCAGGTGGATCAACAGGAACAGATAATGATGGGTTTAGAAATCTACCTATACCTGTACAAAATCAAATACTTGCTGGTATGAGAACAGGAGGTGAAGCTGCATACTTGGCTAATAAAGATAGAGTAATTAAAGCAGCAATAGCTGAACAAGGTCAAGCAAGATTTGGTGGTGAAGGAGAAGAAGCATACTTAGCAAATAGAGATAGGGTTATTAAAAGAGAAATGGCTAAAGCTAAAGATGGCAATAAAGAATATAGAGAAGCATTTAATAATGCAGGTGGTGATTTTAATAAAAAAGAAACAAAAAATATTATACAAAATATGATTGATATGTATAATTTTAATAGTGATAATGATACTATTATTAGTAGTGGGTCTTCTAAACCAAGTTCAGGTAGAATCCGTGCACTTAATAATAAAATGTATGAAGCTGGATTTGATGGTACTGTAGATTACAATAATATTTTTGATATTATAGGTAATGATCCTTATAACATGAGTGGTATATCATTTATGCCTATACCAAAAAACAAAGAAGGAGGAGAAACAATAAATTTATCACAAGATATGATTGCAGAATTAATTGCAGCAGGAGCTGATATAGAAATATTATAATTATGGCAAAAGTAAAAATAAACAAACTACCTGATGGTTTTGAATTAGTTGATGGAACAGTTAAAAAAGTTCAGGTCAAAAAATCAGGAGGGTATGTAACAGGTGATCAAGATGATTATGGATTGGTTACTACTCCACAAGAGTATTATGGATCTACTAATTTTAATAACAACTTAGATAGTGATGTAAGATATAGTTTAACGTCAGTACCTAGAGAGGATGCTAATGTTGAAGCAGAAGGTGGAGAAACAGTACTAACTGATTTAAATAGTAATGGTCAGTTTGGTTTATATAATATTAGTGGACCAAGACATACAGGTGGTGGTGTACCTATGTTTTTACCAGAACAATCATTTATTTATTCAGATACAAGTAAGATGAAGTTTAATAAAGATGAGATGGCTGAATTTGGTATAGAGTCAGGAAAAAGAAAAACACCTGCTAACATATCTAAAAGGTATCAACTTAACCCATTTTTAGCAGCAATCAATGATCAGTATGCAGATGACATATCTACTATGAGTGCAGAGCTTATGCTGAAAAAGAATATGGGCAACTTGTCTAAATTAGCATTTGGTCAAGAACTTAAAAAGAATTTTGAAGAAGGAGTGCCGTTAGCTGCATATCCTTATTTAGTTGAAAAGGGTATAGACCCTATTCAATTTACTGCTCAAGTAGAAGAGATTACTAAGAAACAAGCAGAACTTAATGCAATAGCTAGTTTACCACCAGAACAACAAGCACAAGTAATTATGCTTCAGGAGATGATGGCACAGATGGAAGGTCAAGAACAACCACAAGAAGGTAATCCACAAGGTAATGTAGGGCCAGTAGAACAAATGGCAATGTATGGTACTGAGTTAAATAAAGCTCAAGAAGGTAATAACGAGGTAACTAAAACTTATACTCTTGACGGACAACCAGTAAACAGAGAACAATGGGTAGAAGGTACAATTAGAAGGGGTATGCATATAAATATGAGAGGTGAACTTGATCAAGGTTTTGTTGACAAGTTAACTGATGAAGAAAGACTTTTATATGGTAAAGCTTTAAAAGATATAGAAAATTATGATCCATTGGATTTTGAAACTAATGATCAAAGATTTGTAGGAGATTTATCTATAAGAGAAAGTATAGAGGAAGAGACCACTGAGAATGGTAATGATGTGGTTGTTAATGAAACAGCAGACGTTATGACATTTACTCAGGATGATAATCCTTTTCCAGAAGGACACCCCAATTATCAACAATTTTATGATGCTATAGAAAGAGGTAATGTAGTAAGTATAAACTCATACTATGATGAGGTTAAGAAAAAAAGAGAATTTAAATTAGTTGAAAAGGTAAAAAATCCATTAGATGAAATTGGACAATCAGAACAAGTAGAAGTAATTACTTCTGGTACAGGTGAAACTCCTATATATACAGAAAATGACAATGAAGTTATAGCAGTATTAGAAGATTATCCACAAGTTAAAGTAAGAAGAGGTATAGCTTCTGGAGGTAATAGACCTGAGCAACAGTCTTCTGCAGGACAAATGAGTGCAGGTGCAGATTTATCTGATCCAAAGTTTAAAGAAGATTTTGAATTAAGATGGGGAGATGCTGTAAAAGATGTAGACGGTTTTGATTATAACACACCTATATATTTAAATGAGGCAGACAGAACAGCAGGTAGAAAGAATCCAGCATATACAAAACAATGGACTGCTGTTCAAGAAAACATGCAGAAATTAGATAATGACTTTTCAGAAAAAAACGGTTTGCAACCAAGAAACTTATTTCCTGGAGATAGAGGTGGAACTAATATAGATGGTGTATTAGGTTTACATACATTTAATGTAGACAGAAGGTATCTTGCTAATCCACAACCTAATACTATAATTGGTACATTAGATGATGAAATAGAAACACCAGATCCTAAAGATCCTGATGAATTTGTTCCTGAAAAACCTATGCCTTGGATGCAAGATGTTAATAACATTTCAGCACAAAACAGATTAAATAATCCTTTAATACTACCAGTAATAGGACAAGCTCCACCAGTACAATTAGATATAGCTTTAGATGACTGGACAGGAAAAGTAAATAACATTAATGCTGCTTTAACCTCTAAGCTAGATGCTATGAAATCTTTTGGTAAAGGTGCAGTAGCTGGATCAGACTTTGGTAAAGCAGTACAATTAAGTGAAGATGCTATTAATAGAACTAATACAAATAATATTAATATTATTAATCAAGCAGGAAGAGTAAATGCTGATTTAAACATGAGAAACAATCAGTTTAACATGAAGCAAAGAGAATTGCAAGATGAAGGAACTAATTTAGCATTACAAAGATTTACTGATTTCCAAAATTGGGATACTGTTAAGAGTAATGAGTTATGGAATACTATGCAAACTAATATGGCTAACACTTCTAATCTTAATAAAACTAAATCTCCTGAGTTCCAAGTTAGACCTGAACTATATGGTTTAAATACATTTACTGATTCTACTAATAATCCAAATATGGAAACAGATCAAAGAAGTGATATGGAGAAAAGAGAAGCGGAGGTGCTTAGATTATTTCAAGATCCAAAAGGACCAAAAGATGAAAAGGATAGAATGAAGTATATAGAACTTATTATGGGAGAGAACAGTAATAAGACTGCAAATAATGATGATAGTCCTTATGAGCAATATAATAATACTGTGCCTAGTGTAGTAAATCCACCAACAAACAGTAAAAAAGGTAGAGAAATGAGTAAGCTTAAACGTACAGCATACCCATATTGGATGACAGTAGGAAAGATGGGAAGATAAACAATAAAGGTTTATTATTTAATATTAGTAAACTTAATAAATTATATTAATTTTGAATTATGGCAACATACATTAAAGGACAAAAGAATTTTTATCCAGACATTAAAGCATTTACACCAGACTATAAGTTTTTGTCTGCTACATTAGATGCACGTCAGGCTAAATATAATGCAGGATGGAAAGCACAGAATGATTTATATAATAAAGTTGTGTATTCACCACTTACTAACCCAAACAGCTTAGAGTATCAAAGACAATATGCTGAAAAATTAGGACCATCACTAGAAAAAATATCTGGTATGGATCTTTCTTTAGAACAAAATGTACAAGCTGCTAAGTCAGCATTTGCACCATTTTTTGAGGATGATGAAGTAGTATATGATATGGTATGGACTGGAGCATATAATGATGCTATAAAAGAATACCAGAATCTAGCTTCAAGTAGAAATCAAGAAACAAGAGAGTTAGCAAATAGTGAAGTAAGTTTACGTAAACTTGAAATAGACAGAAGAAAGTTTATAGAATCTGAAAGAGGTGATTTACAAAGTCAACCACTTCCTGAATTGATTTTAGATGCTGATCTAGTACAAAATGCACAAAAGTATTTATCAGAATTAGATCCCGGTTTAACTATATCTATGCCTATGCCCAATATAAAAAATTCAGGTAAAGTAGATCCAACAACAGGAGCTCCAATTTTTATGGAAGATAGGAATTTTTTAATAACACAAAAGAATGGAAGCATAATAGAAGGAGCTGCATATGAACAAATTATGTCTGCTTTAATAGATGACCCTAGAGTACAGAAGTTTTATAATGCTAAGTCTTATGTACAAGCTTATGATTTTGCTGAAACTATGGTAGGCAAAGGTGTATTTGCAACAGAACAAGAAGGATTAAATGCTTGGGCTAGTGAACAAATTTCTAGAATAGAAAATAAGAATCTAGAGTTTCAATCAAAAAAAGAATATGAATTAAGAAAGAAAAATCAAGTAAATGTAAATTGGGATAACTATGCAGCTAATCATGGTGTAGTTCCTAATAGTTTAGATGAAAATATTAGAAATGAAAACTTGAGTGACGCAGAAATAATGAAAGCTGATTTAGATAGATTATTTAAAATTAATCAGTTTGCTGCTACTTCAGATCCAGATGATGCAGCATTGTTTAATAAAGCAATGGCTCTTTTGTCTAATTACAATATTGATACAGATGTACGTACAGCTGCTAGACAATTTAGTATGAGAGAAATGGAAGTTACTCAAGAACAAAATAACTTTGAATTAGAAAATTTAAAGTATAAACATGATTGGAATTTACAAGTAGAAAAGTATAGATTAGAAGATATTGCAGCAGGCAAAAAGGCTGCTAGGGATAAAGAGTTAAAACTGATAGAGGCAGGAGGAGGAAATTATACAAATTATGTTAATCAACAAGTAAATCCAATAAAAGGCAAAAGTGCAACTTTTTTTGTAAACAAGAAGAATCAAATAGTTGGATCAGACACTCCGTATGAAATGGATATGATTGCAATGAATGAAGATAAAAATGTTTTATTGACTTCCAGACTTGATATGTTAGAAGAGATGATAGCAACTTCAGGGCTATATAAAGATGCTGCAAAAGGAGCAGGATATTATAAGATTCCCTTAGTTGAAAACCCTGATCCAAATGAACCAAAAGATTATTACACAGGTAATTTACAAGATGTTGTTAAAAAGATTAGTAATAAAAAATTAGATGAAGAACAATTACCAACTGATAACTATGAATATGCAGCTGGTATAGAAAGTCTATTTGCAGAATTACAAAAATATTATTCTGATGCATCTCAAGCACATAAGAATGGTATTGATACATCTCCTAGGAGTCCTTTTATGAATATAAGCAATAAACTATTTAATAGTGGAACAAGTATATCAACTCCTGGATTAGCAACGCAGATTGAACTTTATAATACTGCTGTAGACTTAGCTATGAAAGATCAGTATAAGAAAGGAAAATTAGAGGAGCTTTCTTTATCAAATACTAAGAAAGAAGACATGAGTCAAACAGAAAAAAATATCCAGTTATTATTAGATAATGGATATGTTTTTCCAATAGATGATGAAACTAAATCTATTATAAGTAGGGATGATTTTTTAAAGCTTCATATGTCAAAAATCAATTCAGGGGAGATAGATAAAAATAAACAAATTGACTTTTTTGGTCCTTTGAATAATAGTAATCTAATGACTACTAAAGAAGAATTGAGGCCAAAAGATGAATTGGAAATGCTGTATAAGTATTCTGGTGGCAAAAATATTAGTCCATATAAGTCAGTACCTGCTTTAGATGAAGACCAACTTGAAAAGAATGTAAATTTAATATATGATAGATTTTTAAGTGGAATAAATACCTTAATGAAAAACACCCCTTCAAGAACATTTATGAATAACCGTTCTGGAATTGGTTCTGTAGAAGCTAGTAATATAAGATTTAATGTAGCTAACTCATCAAACTTGTCATTACAACCAACCGCAGGTACATCACAAGATAAATTTTTAGGTGATTTTTATGCACAAATTAATGCTAATAATAAGAGTGGAGCAGGTAATTTTGGTTTTATAGGCACAACAATAAGCGCAGAAGAGAATGATGATTTGGTGGACATTTTATCTGCAGATGCTATAGATATAACAAGTAGGCAAAATAAAGCTGCTAGATATGTTTATGATAGAATAGCAAATCAACAAACCATAGGTGCAGATAAGTTAGCAATGAACTTAACTTTCTTTGATAGCTTTGGACCAGAGATTAGAGATAATACAGGTAAACTACAAAACGAACCTTATGCAGCATATCAATTAAGCAACTTTAATAATGATTTAGTAAAAGCACTAATAGATACAGACAATAGTGTTTACCCTGACAATGTTACATTATCTGATATTCAATCAGTTATAAGATCAGGGATTACATATATATTTCCTAGAAATTCTACTATACAGGAAAACCCTTTAGGTTATGAAGTTACTCAAAGCAATACTACATTAGAAAAAAGAATTGCTAGTACAAATAATAACATACTTACAATTGAACCAACAGCTTATCCTGCACCATATTTTAAAGATAATGCTGGGCATGGATCTGTTAGTTTTCAAAAAGTTGGTGGTAAAATAAATGTAGATGGTTATTTAAATTTTTATGAATCTGATGTTACTAAATTTCCTAATGGTTATAGACAAGAATCACTTTCAACAATATTAGGTGGTGAAGATCAAAACACAATGGGCTATGATGAATATTATGATTTTGTACTAGCTACAATAGCTAATCAGAAAATAAATAATGATGCAGCTTATGATGCAAAAAGCAAAGAATCAAAATAATAATTAATAGTTAAGTATGGAAAACCAAGATCCACAATCTTTACAGGAAAATATTAAAGATAACAATCCTCAGGTTGATTTAATAAATAATGCTAAACCATATAAAACAATTCAGTCATTGATGGATACAGAACAGTATGGTCCAGACTTTCTGAACATGGCTGACCCAGCTGCGTTATTAAACGTAGACAGGTATCAAAGTGATATGTTTAAGTATGGTCCTGAAGTAATTGGTAATGTTTCAAGTAATGACCCGGGATTGTTAGACATAGGATACAATCCCACTAAAACTCAAATATCTGATCTTGGTCCAATTGAACAACTAAAAGCAGCAGCAATTCAACCATCAGGAAATGATTTAGTAGCTACTTCACCAGATTATGGTAATATTAAAAATAGTAATTTTGATAGATTTTATGCTAGTCCTAATTATAATAAGTTAGGTTTTAATGTTTATGCAAATAATGAAAGTAATTATAATGCTAATAGTAGTAAGGTTGATGATTTAGGTAGAGCTTGGGATCAATTAGGTAGTCAATTTTGGATTGGTGCTGGATCTTCCTATAGATCTATAGCAGATCTAATTGATGGAGATGGTTATTTTTCAGCTCCAGATTTAGTAGCAGCAAATACTATGGAAGATGCTATGAGAATAGGTTCAACAAGTAAAGGTGGAGCTATTGGTTTATTGACTAATACTGGTTTAAGCTTTGGTTATACAGCAGGTATTATTGCATCTATAGCAGTAGAAGAGTTAGTGTTGGCAATGGGGTCAGCTGCATTAGCATCCACAGGTGTAGGAGCACCAGCAGGTTTTGCTGCTTTTGTAGCAGGTACAGGTAGAATCTTATACCAAGGAGGGAAATCTATTGCTAATTTATTTGATGTTAAAAGATATGCAAGTGCCGGTGAGACTATAGCAAGATCACTTAATGATGCTGATAATGCTAAACAATTATTTTTTGGTGGTGCAGAAGCTTTTGGAAGATTTGTTGCACCAGAAACTACTTTTGCTATAAAGAATTGGCAAACATCAGGTAATGCTGCACAAAATTTATTTAATATTACTAAAAGCCATAATGTTTTTGGTGGTTTCTATAGAGATATAAGACAATTTAATATTGCTTTATCTGAAGCTAAACTTGAATCTGGTATGGTTAGCAATAGAGTAGAACAAAATCATTTAAAATATTTATCACAACAAAATCCTGGTAAGGATCTTACAGCAGTCCAACTATCTGATACAAAAGTAAAAGCTGCTCAAGCTGCATTTAGAACACAAATGCAAAACTTTGGTATAATATATTTATCAAACAAGTTTGTTTTAAAAGGAGCTTTTGGAAGTTGGAGAAGAGGATATAAAAATTTAGCTGATAAAGTATTTAGAACAAATCCACTAGTAGATGCTGTTTCAGGTAGAGCTTTAAAAGGAATTTATAAAAAGGGTAAAACAGCTTTAGGTGTACCTTATCAAGCTATTGGTGGAGCATTTGCAGCTGCTGGGTGGAAAAGTGCTCCAAGGGCTTTAGGAAGTGTGATGTTAAGATATGGAGCATCAGGAATAGCAGAGGGATTACAAGAAGTTTCACAAGAAGCAATTGCTGCAACTAATGAAGGTTACTATGGTGCCTTGCTTAGAGAGCCCGGTTCAGCTACTAAAAATTTATATGGTTCATTTGCAATGGATGGTGTAAAGGATCAGTTTACAGCACAAGGGTTAAATACATTTTTATCAGGATTTTTGATGGGTGGTTTAGCTGGACCTTATCAAAATGTTTTATTTCAACAGGTTCCTAAAATATTTGCAATGAGAGGTAAAGTTTCTAGAGCTGATTATGTACAGGCAAAACAAGCAGAAGAAAAAGTAATATCAGATATTATACGTAATACAGAAGATTTATCTGAAAAAGGTAGAACTGGTATAGATGGTCTATTAAACAAGAAACAATTACAAATGTCTGCTATGAAACAAGCATCCAATGCTATGGATGATGCTATTTCAAGAAATGATAAGTATGATTATTTTAATGAAAATCTTTTTTTAGAATTTAAAAATATACATGAGTTATATAAACAGGGTTCAATAGGTTTTTATAAGCAAGATATGGAAGGGTATTCTCAACTAGATGATAAAACATTAGGTCAAGCTTTTCCAGCTAATGAATTTGGCAGTATACAAAAAGTAAGATCTAAAATACAGAAACAATTAGATCTTATTTCTGAGTATGGTGATATGTTTAACAACAAGCAAACCATATTTAAACCTAGATACAAGCCAGAAATGTTTACACCTGGAACAAGAAAATATAGAGATGAACAGAGATTAAAAAGAGCACATGAACATCAAGAGATGTTTTATATGTTTACTCAGAGTGCATTTAAAGATGCACTAAATAGAAAAATAAAAATTGCTCAATCATTAGAGTCAACTCCATTGTATGGTAATATGGCTGCTAGTGATGTTACACCTTTATTAGATAAAGAATCTTTACAAATTGAAATAGATAGATTACAAGAAGAGATAGCACTACTAGAACAAAACACTAATAATCAATCTGGGTTAGATAAGGTTGCAATCAAAAGAAATAAAAAATCTCTCCAGGAAAAGAAAAGGAAAAAAAAGAATCTAGATAGAATTAATAAAGTATATAATGATAATCTAACAGAAAAAGGATTTTTTGATCAGCGTAAAAAGACTAAGTTAAAGGGCCCAATAGATAATTATTTAAAGTCATTAGCAGTTGATAAAGGAACATTTGTTGATGCTGACGCAGTAGACAAAGCCATTAATGAAATAGTAGACTATGCAGCTTTATCTCAAGATGCATTTTTGTTTAACAATACTATAGATTATTTATTGGATCCTAATAAAATGGAAGACTTAATAAATAGATCTGCAGAGTATTTTAAAATGTTAGAGGCTAATCAAAGACAGATAATAACAGCACAAATTAAATCACAATTAAAATTAAGTAAACAAAACCAAATGCTAAATGCCTTAGGTTCAAGAGATGTTTACTTAACACCAGAAGCAACAGAAGTATTTTTAGAAACAGGAGATACAGCTTCAATAGATCAATCAAATTCATATCTATATGCAGGTAGATTATTAGACCCAGACGTATTAGAAGATAATATAATTATTGATAATTTAATTAATCCAGTATTAAATAGATATAATAAACTTATAGAAATAACTGAAGAAGCAGACAAGTCACAAGAAGAAGTTGCAAAAGAGGGTGCAAAAGATGTAGAACAAATTTTAGATAATGCTGGTATAAAAAATACAGAAGTAACACCAACAATTAATTCTGTTATATTAAATAGAACATTAGAAGAACAGTTTAGACAATATCAAGCTATACCTAATAGAGATTCTTTAGGTATAGAAGAATGGAAGGAGAGTTCTGCTGGAATTAACATAGAAACAGCTTATGATGCTATCAAAAAAATATGGTCAGGTGGTTATCCAGTAGCGTTGCCAAGTGGTGACATAGTACAAAATGTTCCAACAGAAAGTGAAGTAAAAAATGAGACAGGCTTTCAAAATTTTATAAACGGACCCGCACAAGAGAACCCTGCTATATTAGACGTGCTTGATCAATTAAATTTAAATCTTTCTATTTTTAAAACAGTAAGACAAAAACCTTCAAATGTTATTTTTGAGGGTGCAGTGGTTGATGTAGAAGAAAAGGTTATAAATAAAAGAGATAGAGAAAATACATCTACTTATACAATATTAGATAAGAAAGGCAATAAGATATCTGCAGAGTATAGACAAATTATTGGTGCTAATAGTTTGGGCGTATACAGCCAAAAGGCTGATGCACTTCAAGCTGCTGAAACATTAGAAAAAGAGGTTGATACAGGAGGGGTATATAGATTTGGTGGAGTAAATGGTCTATCTATAAGTAAGAATGAAAGAATAATTAATAAACAAGGAGAAGTATTTGTAGTTAATACAGGCAAAACATCATTTGATAAAGGTGCTCAACAAAGTATATTTATTATTCCTATGAAAAAGTTTAGTGATGACTTTTATACTAACCTAGAGAACTCAATATCTATTTCAGAACAAGACTTTATAAATAATTTTGTTTTAGCAGCACCAATTAATTTTAATGTCTTAGGTAATACGTATTCTAAAATGCGTCCTAATGAAATGATAGAAGCTTGGTCACATAAAAATGCTTATACTGAGCCTAAAGAAAGTGCTAATGCTAGAACAGATTTAATTATTAACAACCTATCTACAGAAGAATTAAAGGGATTAAATTTATTTATAAAACCAGTAGAACAATTACCATCAAAAAATTATGTTGTACCTGCTAATGGATTAAAACCAAACCCATATATACAAGAGAACAGCAACACTTATAATATAGGTATACAAATTATTGATCCTGATGTTATAACAAAGATCAATGACTTATATGAGGCAAACAAGGATATAACTCCACTTGAAGAAGAGGCTAATAATGTATTTGCATATTTACCAAGTCAAAGGTTTAATTTTAAAGATAAAGATGGCAAAGCAGTTATGTCACAAGACTTTGATGTAGAGTATATGAAGAGTGTAATTAAATTTGATAAAGACTTAACCGGAATAGATATAGATTCTCAATCTAATTTATCATCTGGTGTACAGACTCTACAATATATACGAGAAAATTTTGCAAAGGCTGCAATTTTAAATCAAGCAATACAAAAAGTAGTTAATGAAGACGGTAGAGGTCAGGTGTTGTTTGGTCAATTACCAGATAGTATAAGAATAAATTTCTTTGAGGGTTATGATAACTATACAAAACCAAATACTTTTACTCAATTAAAAGATTTAAAATTTAGCTCTGATAATTTAGGAAACTATATAATTTATGATATTAGTGTAGGAGGAAATAATGCAGCACCAGGAGTCATTAGTAATCTAGATGGTAAAGCATTAGATATATTAAGAGATGAGACTAAAGCCGCATTAAAAAAAGGTCTATGGAAAGAAAAAGTAGAAGGAGGAACTAATAGATACATGGTTGTTCTTAAGCAGCCTAATGGGGTTTATTCAGTTGTTACTTCAAAAACAAAAGTACAACAAAAGGTAGATTTAGATATAGAGCTTTTAAGACTTATTAATAGAGCTCAGAAAACTGTAAATGAAAATCTTGATAAAAATAATAAAGTAAAGGATATAAACTTTAATGAAATATTTAATAAAGAAACTCAAAGTAAAATATTTATAACAGCTAAGCCTGGAACTGGAAGAAAAGTATTCTTAGATGTAGATAAGAATGGTAGGATTAGGATGAGAGTTAAAGATGAAATATCTAATGAAAATAGAACGTCAACTGGTACATTATATAAGAATGTAGGAGATGAACAATTTTTGTTTCCAGCAGATCTTGAGTTAGGTGTTGCAGAAAAAAATAGATCATCAGCAAGAGATTTAATACAACCTTTACTAAATAAAATTAATGAAGATAAAGAAACAGGAGACGGAATAATTTCTTTCAAAAATTTTACAACATCTATAGATGAAGGTGCTAATATAGATGATTTTCTAACAGACTTAGAAACAGCTATAGATCCTAATCAATTAAGAAAAGGATATAGACTTTTAACAACAGCTAGTCCTAAAGCAATTCAAAGAGAATTGTCTAAAGGTAACATATCTGTCACACCTTTAATAGAAGAAAGTGCACCAGAGAATATAGAAGTATTACCAGATATAGCAGAAGAGGTAGAAGTTTTAGAAGAAGTAAGAAGTTTAAAGTTTGTTTTAAATAAGATAGAAGCATTAAGAGAAGAAATAGCTCAGAGGGTTGGCAATAAAAATAGAAGAAAAGCACTTAAAGATAGTAAAGAATATCAAGACCTATTAAAGGAAAGAGATGAATTAAGAGGTGCTAATAAGATTGTTGAAGGATCTTTTAACTCTACTAATATAGAAACTATTGATTCTTTTTCTGTATGGGCTTCACAAACATTACCTGATTATATAGGTATAGCTGATATTACTACCCTAAGAAGTAACTTAATAACTACAGGTACACGTGTAGGATCATTTGTTTTAAACATAAATGATATAGCTGGCGGACTTGATGTTTCAGGAACTATATACACAGGAGCAAATAGCCCATTTAGATATCATGAAGCTTTTCACGGTGTATACAGAATGATACTTACACCACAAGAACAAGCTAAGTATTTAAGAATAGCTAGAAAAGAACAAAAAGCTAACCTAAGAAAGGAAGGTAAAAGTCTAGCATCTGAATTACAAAAATTTAGAAACTCTGCTGATACATATACTAATATGAGTCAAGAGAGATTAGAAAGAGAATACTTTGAAGAATATATGGCAGATCAGTTTGAGTTGTTTAAAACTGGACCAAAAAATACTAAGACTTCTTCAGAAGTAAAATCTTTGTTTACAAGAATATTAGATTGGATTAAGAGTATATTAAATCAATTCCATAAGAATGAGCTAACTTCATTATTCAAAAATATAGATGCAGGTAAATTTCAATCTGCTCCTATAGCAACAAACGAATTTACAACTTTAGGGTCATCTGTTGAAGCTAACAAGCTTATTCCATATCAAACTGTAGATAGAGATGCTGGTATAGGTGAGTTATATGTACCAAGTTTTGTAGCAAATGGTATAGTATCTTCTATGGCTGGTGTATTAATAGATAGAAAATTTGATTTTATACCTACAGAAGAAAAGTTAAAGTTTGATCAAGATGAAGAATTAGATATTATAGTAGATGAGTTTGCTGAGACATATGATGTATACAGTGATGCTAACTCACAATTTATAGCAGGAAGTAAAGAGCATGATATGCTTACATTACTTACAAGAGCGTTTGAAGATTTTGTTCCACAAATAAAAGAATCTGTTACAGATATTTTAGATATAATAGATTTACAATCAGCACAACAGGTTGAAAGAAATGATGACTTTATAAATAATGAAGGATTAAGAACTGTACAGCAGTATGGTAAAGAAACATATCTTAGTGGTGGTTTAGATAATTTACCTGCTGCAGTAAGAAAGTATATAGGAACTATAACATATATTGAAAAAGATTATTTTGGTAATACTACTTTAGTTAATGGTACACCTATTACAGTACCAGTTAATGCTAATACAGTATACAACGGAATTCTTAAATCAGTGGAAGGTTTAGAAGACCCTGTAGAAATGTTACAAGCTATGTATGCTTTTTCCCAAACTAATCCACAGACTGAGGCTGTTGTAAATCAAATATTTGAAAACTCAGGGATCAATATGCCAGAGAGTTATGTAGAAGACTTTACTTTTGAGCAGTTTCCTCTAGGTATTACTAATCCAAATTTTTTAATTAAGATACTTAATTCATTTACAAACTTTAGAGTAGAGTGGTTTTTTACTCAAAGAGATATGATGGGTAATACAATTATTCATTCAGCATCTCAAAGAGATGATTCTAACAATCAATTAAATTCATGGTCAGAAGGATATTCATCTAAGCTACAGTTATGGCAAGATGATTCAAATATAAGAAAGAATGCATTAAATGCACTTGTTACAATAAAAGCAGACTTAACACCTAAAGATACATTAATAGAAGCTGATGTATTAAGTGAACGTTCTGGTGAACTATCTAAACTTTTATTTGACAATTTAGGTATTTCTATTAGTCCAGGTTATATATCTTTTAGTAGACTTATGGCTAGAACAAATATTAGTAAAGCACAAAGACAATATCTATCTTTTTATCCTGATGTACAACCAATGACGGTCAATGATATAAATGTATTTTATGAATTAGTTGATAAGGAAGTAGATATATTTTCACCTCAAGGTACAGAAAGCAAATTAAAAAAATTAGCTTTAGCTAATGCATCATTTGATGAAACAATTGGGGCTACAGTATTTAAGAATTCAAATAATGATTTAGTTAATTCACATCAACAACCAACATTTAATCTAAGAAAGACAAGAGCATTAAACTCTACAAGTGAGAGAGCAAGATTATTACAGGATGATTATTTAACTAATAACTTTTTATTGAACTCACCTGCATTTAATGTTTTAGCAAATAATAATCAAGTAAAGACATCTAGAATATCTGGAACAAAAGTTTTAAGAAGTTTATCTGCTGACTTAGATGTAAAATCTAGTTTAACATTAAAGAGTACAGACTATGGGAAATATACTCCTGCTGAGTTTTTACTTCATAATATTAATAACTACTTGGGTTATTATAATACTCTTAACAGAAAACCTTTAAAATCTATAGTAGTTAAGGATCCTGTAAGTGGTGTAGATAATGAAGTTGTTATATCTGCAAATTTAATTAGAGTTATGGAGTCTTCAAATACTGGTGATCAAACAACACTACCTATTATAAAAGCAGTGGAAAAAGTACAAGGAAGAGACGTTATTACTGATGAAGTATTAGAGGCCTTTTATAATTTTGTTGAGAATGAGTACAATAGAATAGTAAGAGAGAATGGTCCAGATAGAACTACTGATGTAATAGAAGGATATAATACTGGAGAGTATAGAGCAAAAACATTTGCTAATAATGAAACTCTTTTAAGGATAGATATTAGAAGTGCACTAATACAAGAGGCACTTTCAGAAGAACCAGCTGCATTTGAACAAGCTTTGAGAGCAGCTAAGCTAAATAAAAAGTCATTTAAGAGGTCACTTGAAATTAATTTAGATGCAAAGTTTAAGGATTTTAATAGTTTAATTGATAAACTAAATATCAGAAATAGAATAAATAAAAAAATTATACGTGGATTAACTGCAGGTGCCGTTGGAGCTGTTAAAGAAACTGCTGAGTCAACTGCAGCTATGTATAATTTAATTAGTTCAGATTCTCTTTATAATCTTAAACAAGTATTCTTAAGCAATTATTTAAATGTTAAATCATTGAATGAACTTTATTTAAGTGATCAGGCTAAGGTTTTAGAAGGCTTTACTAATAAAAGCAAGAGAGCAAAAGGTAACAACAACTCTTTTTTACCTGCTGAAACATATTTAACTGATCCTTCTTCTGGTGTAATGCATGAGACAAACAAAATAAATCTAGTATCTTTTTATGAACCAACACTAGAGTCTGCGTTGAGTCCTAAAAATATTAAGATTGCAGATGCACAAGCATATGGTACAGTAAAAACAACAAGACACATTGAATTTGGTATTGGTAATATGACACCAGCATTAGCTTCTGCATTAAACAAGATTGAAGCAGGTGAAGTTTTACAGTGGGATGAAATTGACGGGCTTGTATCTCAAGGCAATATGTTAAACTCTAAAAAGTATGCTTACTTTGATGGTGAAACATATATAAAAATGTCTTATACAACTTTGACCAAAGAGTTAACATCAATGCAGGACTCTGATGGAATGTGGGTTGCTAAAACAGGTCAAGAAAAATTACACAATTTAAGAGTTAATCTAGAAGCATTAGACAAAGAAAATGAAAGTATAAGTATAGCAGCACCTGAGTCAGCATTGAAAATGATGAGAAAGAACTTAAATCCTATTAGTGATTTAAATGGTCAACCAGATGGCTTTACACAGGATGCTACAACTATCTATGCTAAGTACTTTGGGTTACAACAAATTAACCCATCAAACAAAAAGCAAATTACGTTACAAAGTCAGATGAAAACTATAAATACATCTGAACAAGATCCTAATAATCCTGTTAGTCAAAAAATAATTACAAGTTATAACAAGAATCTAAAACATAGATCAAGATTAAAATACAATGCTAAGGTTAGATTAACATTTAATGTAGAAGATATAAAATCAGAAATAGATGCATCAAAATTAAATAATATAGTAAGTCCTAATTTAGCGTTGTTTTCTAAGTATGCAGTTAATTCTTTACAGGCTAGTCAATCAAACAGCAATTTAATTGAATTTTTTAGTTCTGATGAAAACAACCAACTTAAATATAACTTAGACAACCCATATACAATAGTTAAGTATGAACAGTTATTCTTAACATATTTTAGTCAAGGGGTATTTCAAGAAAAAGTAAACGGAACTAGTGTTGCATTAGTTTCATCTTTAGGAAAGAATATATATAGAAGAGTATTTAGTATAGAAGAAGTTAATGGTAAGGTTACTCCTGATAGACAAGAAGTAATAAGAGAAAATGAATTTCTTAATGGGAACTTTGTATTAGATAATAGAAACTTGGATGATTTAAATACTGGTGATCCTTTACCGGCAGGAGGAGTTATTATATTAGACCGTTTAAGATATAATCTAAAAGAATATAAAGATGGTAAATATCAAGGTCAAAGATATTCTGAAGCAATTATGCCTCCTCAATCAAAAGAAGTAAATGACTTATTAGCTTATAAGAGTAAATCTAGAAGATATAAAAATAATATACCTGATGTAGTTAGTGAGATGTATGCTGTACGTATACCTAGTGAGGACTATCATTCTGCTTTTAATGTAAAGGTTGTTGATTTTTTACCAAACTTTATGGGTGGATCAGCAATGTTTTCTAATGAACTAATAGAAGTATCCGGTGCAGATTTTGATATAGATCAAGCATACATTCACATGAAAGAGTTTTATGTAGAAAACGGTGAGTTTAAAGCATATGAAAAAAATTATTCTAGCTATATTAATTATGTAAATAAAAAAGTTAATGAAACAGGAAATCAATATTCTGAGGCTATAAAGTTATATAAATTACAAGGAGTAATTATATCTGATTCATTGGTTGATATAGATCAAACACCTGCTGAAAATGCAGGTTTTAGTAAGAATGCTATTGGTGCTTTAAAAGTATTAGGAATGCCTATTACTCAAAATGATTTTAATAAGTATATAAAAAAGAATAAACAAGCTCCTTATGAAGCTCCTGTAAGCAATGAATTAGTAGATCAAAAACGTTATTTAGTAAGTAATGATTATTTAACATCAGGTACAGAGCCTATAGCTTATAGACCATCTAACTTAGATTTATTAAATGATGTTTGGGCTAGTGTACAAGGTTTTGCTGGTTTTTCAGAAAGAATTAATCAACTAGGAAAAGATATAGATACACTTACAGGACAAACTATTGCTTTTACAAACAACAAAGGTGCTTCAATTGGTTCAGTAGTTTCACCAAATTTATATTTATCTTTATTTAAAGAATATAAAATAAGCTTAGGTACTTTAAAGTTTGAACTTGATAATGAAAGTTATACTACTTTTGGTGGGACTTTAAATAAAGAAGGAAAAAGAAAACAAGATTTAATGTCTTCTTTAATAGTTGCTATGACAGACAATGCTAAAGAGTTTTTGGTAAGCAAGTTAGGTTTAAATGCTCATGCTACACGTATGTTGTCAAACATGATTCAGATTGGTGTACCATTAGAGACTTCTATATTACTTTTAAATCAAAAAGTTATACAAGATATATATACAAAAATTGAAAATGATGATAGCCAATCTATTCAAGGTATCAAAAAATCTATAAACAACCTTATAGAAAGAGATGATAAAGGGAAAATAGTAAAAGGTCAAGTTCCTAATTATGAAATTTTAAAAAGAGGAGTAGGTGTAAACTTAGAAGGAGCTGAGTTACAGGGGGTTGTACAAACTTTTAGTACTATAATGAATATATCTGACTTTACTGTTAAGTTAAATAGTTGGGTGAGTCTTAATAATGGGTTAGGAAAAAACATTGATTCTATATCTTTGAGAGTAGAAACCATGGATGAATTTGTAAACAACCCTTATTATATAAAGGTTAGAAATATGTTAAGTAATTCTTATGTATCTGGTTTAGGTGAGCAACTAGAAGACCTAAATAAAAACATATTACCAAAAATGTTTTTATCACAGACACCAAGAGTAAAGTTAATTACAACAGCTTTAGTTAGAAATTTAGACCCAGAAACATATAAGAATAGTGAGTATGCTAGATCAAAAGTTAAAAAAGATATTTTGGCTTTTATAACCTTTGGTGCATATCAAAATATAGATGAAAATAATCCATTAAGCAATGGTGTATTATATCCTGGACAGGACAATGAACAAGGCAGTGTATGGAATGCAGTGCAACAGCTTAGAATAAGTGATCCTGGTAATTTCTTTTTGTTTAATTTTGTTACAACATATAAACCAAATGATAAAGGTAATGCATCAGGTTTATATTTAGCTCTAGCAAATACATGGAGAAGATTAAATAGATTACAAAAATATGATTTACAAACTTCATTTAATAAATTATATAACGATCCTGATACAAGAGGATATGCAAAAACTATTATAGATTATATAATGGTTAAAGATGGTTTACAGTTAGCAACAGGAAGTTTATTAGAATCAATGAGTCCTTATGTTTTAGGAGATTATTTATCAGCAATTAATTCTACAGAAAAATATTTGGCATCTCAAGCATATATAGATTCAGGAGCTAATAGAGGTTTTGTACAAAATTATTTACTATCTGCATCTAATGCTAAGTTGCTGCCAGCAAAGTTTTCAGAAGCATCTGATAAAGAGATAGCAATAAGAAGGATAGATATTACTGATGAACAGACAGGCAGGATAACAACAGTGTTTGAAAGAAATGATGCAGAAAAGACACCAGCTGAGTTGAAGGGTTCTCCTCTGCAGTTTGGTGCAGGATTTATGTTTGGAAACAGACCTACTTTTAATCAAATGTTAGCTAAGCCTGAAGTGTCTGAAAAAAATTCAGAGGTTGTTGAAAGTGATAAACCAATAGAACAAACTACTAAGGTACCAGAAATATTCCGTAATCAATCTGTTAATATGGATATAACAAATGAAGAGATATCTTTTAACAGTATAAATATAAAAGACACTAAAGAATTAGATGCTGCTCAAGCATCAATTGCAGAGGCAACAGAAAATATTACTTCTGAAGAATTAGGTATATTAGAAACAGAAGAGTTTAACATTAGTGAGCAAAGACAAGAGTTAATAGGTCAATTAGATATGTTTGATCCTTCTATTAGCCATCCTGAAATAACAGAGTTTTGGGATAACAATATAGAAGATGGTTCATTTAAAACAGAAGTTAAGAACTTTAAAAGAGAAAATAATATTAATAGTTTAGAAGATTTATTAGATTTGTATGATACCAACCCTAATTCTATGTGGAGTAGTCCTCAAGATTTAATTGATCAAATTAAAAAATGTAATTTATAGTTATGGCAAAATGTCCCAATAAAAATACAGCAGAGTATATAGCATTATTAGAAGTTTATAAAACAGATCTTATAACTACTAACGTTATTAATAGTTGGCAAGATTCAACTGACAGTGATGCAATTCCTACTGTAGTAGAAGCTGCTTCATATGTTAAAGATAAAAGAGCTTTGAACAATTTAAAGCAAAAAGAATTTGGACAAGCCTTATTAAATAATCTAAGTAGAGAAAAGATTATTCATAGTCATCAAGGTTCTTATTATATAAATAACACTGATCAAGATACATTACAGATAAGTGATTCATTAATAGATTCAAATGTTAGAAGAGCAAAAAGATATTTAGAGGCTAATAATTTACCAGCAAACTCATTAAATATAGATAAGACTCCTAAAACATTTGCAGTGTCAGTTAATAGTAATTTATTTACGGCAAAAGACATGCTTCCTCAATCAAGATCTTGGGACACTCCTAGAGCAAGACAAGTAGTAAAACATTTAATGAGGATGTTTCCTGATGTAAGTGTAAAATTACTTACACCTACAGAAGCAAAAAAAAGGTATGATTTATTACCACAGTGGAGAAAAGCTAAAGTGCCTTTTGCAGAGGTTAATTCTTTTTATGTTGCTAATAATGCTATTTTAATTAAGGGTAGGGTCACTGATGAAATACTAATTGAGGAGATGCTACATCCTTTTATAGATGCAGTAAAGGTAGATAACATACCACTGTACGAAACTTTATTAGATGAATCTAGACGTATGTTTCCTGAGATGACCCAACAAATAGAAGATGCATATAATAAGAAAAGAAATATAACTGCAGAGGAAAGAGAAATGGAAGTAATTACTCAGGCTTTGTCAAGACATTTTAATAAAGAGTATGAAGAAAGTCCTACGCAGTCTTTCTTAAGTAGTATAGAAGAATTGCTTAAGTGGTTTAAAAATATAATTGAAAACCTTAATCAATATATAACTGGTAGAAAATTACCAGTACAAGCAATAAGATCTGATCTAACTTTGTCTGACGTAGCTAAGTTATTAAATACTTCAGGTATATCTTTTGAAACAGGTAAGTCTATAAACGGTAGAGTAAGATATAATCTTACACCGGAAAAACAAAGTTTAGTAAATCAAGCTTTAAAGTCTTCTAGAACAGATCAACAAAAAACAGTCATTAATGAGATGACTCATAATATAAAAGAAACGGCTGCTTTATCAGATTCATTATCTGCTAATACACCTAATAACTTTATAAACAACTTGGTGGTTCTTAATAAAGATAATAATACTTTTTATGATATAAATACTAGAAAAGCATATCCATCATCTGGTGAGGTAATAGGTAAAGCTGATAAATTTTCTTCAAAAATTAAAAATGATATTAGCACAATAGTTGATGCAATTGTATCATATAAAACTTTTGAAGAAATATCTGAAAGTTTGTCATTGAACAAAGAAACAGCAAAAGAAACATTTGATAATATTAAAGCTGATATCATAACAATTAAAAATGATACTGATGTTACATTAAGTAATGTTATTTTTTCTGACCCTAAAAAAGATATTGCAGAAAAGGCAGAGATAGTATTGATTGATAAGTTTGGTAATTTAAAAATTATAAAAATTAATATAATTAATTCTGATCAAGCATCTGGATATGATGATGTTTTGGTTCCTTTAGAATCAGGAAACAGATTAAAAAATAATAACATAACTGAGTTACCAATAAGAGTGCAAGATGCAATTCAGATAAATCTTATAGCTAGAATGGCTACCAACATGGGATATAAAATGGATATGGATAGGTTTGCTAGATCAACTATAAATATTGAAATAAATGATGATATATCAACACTCCCTAAACTAGAATATACAAGTATAGTTCCACATAATGAAATGGATAATGGTGAGAACGTAGACTTTTTAATTCCTGAAACAGTTTATAATGTTGAAGGAGAAATGCTAGACAAAAAATTAGAGGAGGGTGGTGCTGATGGAATTGTATATGATTCAAGAAAAGAAGAGGTAGAAGATGCATTGATGGAAGATATTATAGATCCATATGAAAATGTAGCATTAGGAGCTGTATTTGGTGCAATTAAAGACTATAGGTTGGCTATTATTACTAAACAAGAAATGTTAGATAAGCTAAAGAGCAACGTCTATATGGAGAGAAGTAAGGCAGAAGCTAAAGAACAAATAGAGAATACTTTAGCTCTTATAGATACAGCATTGCTTGATCCTGATAATAATAAAGATATTTCTCAGGCATTTACAAAGCTCTTACAGGATTCTTTAAGACAAATGAAAGAATACAAAGATTACATTACTAACCCAGATAATGTTAAAGAGATGGAGTTTATAAATAAAGTATTAGGTTTTGATAGGTTTATGTCAACCTTTGAAGGTCTATATAACTTTAAAAATAATGAAGGACTAATAGAACAATTAAATGCTACACAAAGATATTTAATAAATAATATCAATGCAACACTGATTGAACTAAATGGGCCTGCGTCAGTAATTAATAAAAAGATTGATAGACAAGGGTTAGTAAATAGAGCACTGTTTGATTTTGCTGAAGAAATTGTTAGGGTAAATATGAGAGAGGGTGGTGATCCAAGTGACAAAAGAATTATTCAAGATCATTCAGGTATGACATTTACTTTAGCTGATTTTCAAGATCTCTTGACTACAGTTCCTGATATAAGTTTATCAGCTTTATTTACAAAAGATATGGCAACAAGTAAAGATGCTATACTATCAACAATAGATAAGGTTTATAAAGCTCAGTTACAAAAGGTATTAAGTAATATTGCTGCACGTGATCAGGTACTTATAGCTGCAGCTGAAAAACTTAGATTACTTCAACCTGGTGTATCTAAAGATAGGCTTTATGACTATATGTTAAATTATGATGAGAATGGTGTATTGTCTGAAGATTCATTAGTACAGCCATTAGGTTTAAAGTTCCGTAAAAGACGTAGAGATTTATTTCGTTCTACACAAGATGAGGGAGGTGTACCTTTTTTATATGCAGATGTTACAGATATAGAAGAAGCAAAAAAGACAGAGGAGGGAAGAGAAAATATAAAATGGAATAAAGAGTTATCTAAAAAGAAAACTGAGGTAAGAAATTTCATGAGAGGTGAGATGTTAAATGATAAGAATCAACCAATAGATGGTGATTATCATAGATATACACAAGAGTTTAAAGATGTGCGTAATGTTTATGAAGAGTGGAATCCTAGGACTTTTAGTTGGGAACAACGTAGTGGTGTATCAAAAAATGATTATATCAAATACAAATCTAAATACTATAGAACTACAGATTATGTAAAAGCTTTTAAGAAAAAAGTAAATGGTGTGTTTGTACCTACAGGTCAAATAAAAAGAGATGAAATTTTTTCATCTGTAAAAAATGAATACGTTGAACCTAGATTAATAGCTAGGCCTATAGATCCAAAAACAGGTAAGCCAGAGGATATGAGAAGTCAAAAGTATATAGATATAATGGAGCCTAAGGTAAATGATGCATTAGCTGTAGCACGTAGAGAATACTACGATATGGTTCAGAAAGTATATGTACAAGATATGCTTGGTAAAATACCTCCACAGCAAAGACAGAAAATGAGTGGACAGGTTCCTTTAGTAAGAAGTAATATTGCAGCTGATTTGAGAAAAAATTCTTATGGAGGATTACTTACTAGACTATGGGCTAGATCAAGCAGGAGTCTGAAAAACTTATTTACATCTACTACGCAACAAAAAACTGTAGTTGTTAATGAATTAGGAGAAAGAATGGATAGCCTGCCAATATTTTTTACTGGTAGCCCTAGAGTAGAAAAGAAACTTACTGAGTTAGAAAATAAAATTACAGAGCTTAAAGAAGACTATAAAAACAAAAAGATAAAGCTAAATGAGTATAATAAAAAAAGAAATATATTAGAAGCTGAAGTACAAAAACAAAGAAGCCAACCTACAATAGGAGAGGTAAGCACTGATTTAACAGATAGTTTATTACAGTTTAACAGAATGGCTGAACATTTTGAGACTATGGGTGCTGTAGAAGATACAATCAATGCACTGATTAAAGTACTAGAAAAAAGATCATACATTGCACCAGGAGGAAATTTAATTACAGGAATGTTAGATAAAGTTACACCAGAAAAATGGAATATTAAAGGTGAGGCTGGTAACGAGGGTCTTCAAAAAAATGTAGTACGTAGAGCAAGAATGTGGCAAAAGATGGTGTTATATGATAATGCTAAAGATAGTAAAGGCTTTGTAGATAAATTTGCTAGCTTTTTAATTTCATGGTCATCATTATCTTATGTTGCCTTCAACCCTTTTGGTAATATAAACAACGTTGTGCTAGGTCAAATTAACAATACAATAGAAGGTATAGGAGGTAGATTCTTTTCAAGAAGAGCATATTTACGGGCAGAAAAAGAGTTTAACACAGAAGGAATGGCTGGAATTATTAAAAGAACAGCTATGTTTGGTATCCCTGAAGTTACTGATGTAGTTACTTTAGGAGGAACAAAATTCACAGGAAGATCATACAACCCAAATAAGCCTACAAATAAGTATGAAGGAACCAATGAGTTTTGGAGAATGATGGATGACGATATAGACATAAGAGAATCAGGTAAAGAATCATCTGGAGGAAAAACTATATGGGAAAGATTTAAAGCAATAGGTTATACATTACAGGATGGATTTGAATATGCTGTACAAACTAAAATTGGAACTGCTGTATTGCTTGATACTATGCTTTTTACAGAAGATGGTGGGGAAAGCACAACCATATATGATGCTGGAGTATGGGATACTGTTAAAAAAGAAATTACATATCCAAAAAAATGGACAAGGTATGTTCCTAATAAAGTAACAGGAATAAAAGTTCCTCTAAACGGACCACTTACACAAAGTAGTAAAGCTTTTGCTGATATAAGAAATGAAATAAGAGAAGTAAATAAACAGACGCATGGTAACTATGCTAGAATAGATAGAACTGTTGCTCAGAACCATTGGTTAGGTCAATTAGTATTTCAATTTCATAAATGGTTTCCGCCTGCTATGAGAGCCAGAGGTCAAAAGCAGTACTATGACCAGAATTTAGGTTGGATGGAAGGAAGATATAGATCAACTATGCAGTTTTTAATACATGCAACTAAAACAGTAGCAACAGGTAAGGTAAAGATGGGTGAGATAGTATCAGAATACAAACAATCTATTAGGGATAACAACCAAACGGATAGTGGTGGAGAGATTGCTGCATCAGATATGGAGGCTTTAGTACAAAATAAAGTTGGTAATATAAACAGAACTGTTGGTGAACTATCTATGATTATACTTAGTATGATGATGATGTCATTACTAGATGCTGCATGGGGTGATGATGAAAGTGATGAAGCAATGTGGGTTAGGAAAGTAAAGAACTTTGCTAGATATCAAACAGAAAGAACATATAAAGAAATGGTAATGTTTGTTCCAGTATCTCCTGCTGGTGTACAAGAACTCTTTGCTATGATAGGTAGTCCAATAGCTTCTACAAGAACGCTTGGTGAGTTGGCAGAAGCATTTTCTGTAGGTCTAAGTACTCTACTATATGGAGGACTTTATGGTTTTGATAGTGCAGAATTTAGAGGAGATAGTGATCTTGTATATCAGAATAAACCAAGAAAAGGACAGTTAAAGTTTTATAAAAACATGGCTGATGCAATGCCAATTTTATCAACATTTAATAAATGGAAAAACTTTGAGAAACTTAAGACTTTCCGTATTTCTGATTAAATGTCAAATTTTCAGGTTAAGTTCTTCTTAGATTCATAAAAAGTTCTTATATTATTATATAAACCAATACGTATTAACATAACAAAACTACACTATGAAAAGATATGTAAGTTTATTAGTATGTATATTGGTTATAAATGGTGCTTCTGCTCAAGATAGTTCACCATTTTTTAAATCCTTATATAAAGACTTTATTAAATATGGTACTATATATGGAGCTGCTGATCTAAACAACTCTATAGAAGAAGATGTGTCAACCTATTTTGTAAGAACAGGGGATGGCGATGGTCTTTATGATATACCTGTTGTAGTAGATAATACGCCTGACTACCCATTTGATTATAGAATTGGTTTTGGTATTAGAAAGCTAGCAAGGTTTAGTTATGAGAGAAAGCCAAGAAATTTTTATGATGGTACAGAAGAACAGCTTGCATTTAGTGCCCCAAGTTCTGCATTAAAAGGTTTAGAATATCAATTACATTGGGAAAAAGAACGTTGGAGAGGTGAGATGTTTAGAAACCACAGGTTCTTTATAAAGCATACAGGAGATCATCACATCTTTAAAGTTGAGTCAAGAGAGGTAGGAAAGATAAATTTAGCCTATGAATCAGCAGAAGCAAGATTAAGGTTACCTTTAGGAGAAAAGTTTAGTATCTCTGCAGGTGCAATCTATAGAACTCATAGCCGTGCATATGGTTATAACCCAGTTGAGATATGGCTTAATGAAACAGAAATATATATGGATCAAGACGGGAATGAGTTTGAGTTTCCTGTACATCCATGGTATACTTTAGGATTTGAATACGGTTATACTGATCATCTTACTACATATACAGATGCAAATACAGGAGAAGAGATGCAAGACTGGATATGGAAAGATCAAGATGGAACTATTGTAGCTTATTCTGATATTGATTTCAGAGAAACTGTATTTACAGATTTGATGAACCGCTTTAATAGAGAATCATTATCAGAGATACCTGCATTTGGTGAGGTAGCACCTATACTAGGAATGGACTTCTATCATTACAAAAGAAACTTTTGGATACATGCATATGCTAACTATATACTACCATACCACAGATACTTAAAAGGAGATGAGGTTGTTTCTTATTTAAATAGAAATAACTGGGGTAAGGGTGGCTTAATTTTAGATAATGATCCAGAACAATGGGCAGACTATTCTTTTGGTGCTAACTTAGGTTGGAAGATAAATAAAAATATAGGAGTGTTTATGGAAGGAGAATACTCAAAGATGTGGGACAGTGAGTTGTTTCAAACAACATTAGGATTAAATTATACATTCAAGTAAAAAAATAAAACAATGGCGGGAGTACCAGAGATAGGAGAAAAAACACAAGTAACCTTAGACCTTAAGACAATTGGAATGATTGTGGGATTTGTAATTTCATTATCAACAATGTGGTTTACATTAAAAGCAGATATAGCTACTGCAATGGAGAACCCAAAACCTCCAATAGAAAGAGTAGAGTATGATTTAAAAGATGAGTTAATTAGACAAACCATTATGGATACTCAAGAAGATGTAGAATCATTATTAGAAAAGTTTGACAAAATGGAAGAGAGAATCTACGAGTTAACTAAAAAGAAATAAGATGAAGTACATTCTTACAGTATTATTGCTTTTAACAACAACAACTGTACTGTCTCAGGAATGGATCACAGATAAAGACTTTGAGGAGAAGGTTACAGGAGCATCTGCATTTGACGAAGATGGAGAAGATAATGTTATTGTAGTAGAGTTTTGGGCAGACTTTAATAAAGACAATGCATTTCCAGACTGGAAAAAAATCAACAATCTTGAGGGAGTCACATATTATAGATGTGATATTGCTACCTCACCAAAATTAAAAAAAGAACTTAGAATTAGAATGGCACCAACTTTACTGTTATATTTAAAGGGTGATGCATACATTAAATTTACAGCAAGAGCAAAGCTTGATCTATTATGTCCTGTAGACTATAACAAAATGGTCAGGGCTATAGAGGTGGTTAGGCGTGAAGCAAGTTACTAGGTGGAAAAATATACACTTTTAGTATTTTATATATTTATTATTTTTACAGTTTGTCAACTATTAATAGATGATTTAAAGCAAAAGTAAATATGAGATGTAAAAAATGCAATTCAGCAATGACTTATTATTCTGGTGCAGGTGATGACAAATATTACTTTTGTCATAGTTGTGATATTGTAGTCTTTATTAAAGACTAACCCTCACAGCTAGTACACTCTAGAATGTTTCTTGCAAAGTCCTGTGCAGAACTTTTACTAAACTGATAGTATAAAGTTTTTACTCCTTCTTCATGTGCATACAAATATAACTGATTGATTTGTTTAGCTGATACAGAGGGATCTATCATTAAGTTAAGTGATTGTGATTGATCAATATACTTTTGTCTTTGTGCAGCTTGTAATACTAACTCCTTTGGTGTTATTTCTACAAATGACTTAAAGACAGTCTTAGTAGGAAAGTCTAAGTGTTGTACACTCCCATCTTTTTTAAGTATAGACTTCCATGTTTTATCATTGTTTATACCATGCTTTTCTAACTCACACTCTAAAAAAGGATTTTTATAAACTGTTTTAGACTTAGCAAGATCTTTGATAAAGTAGTTAGACTTAATAGGCTCAATACCCATAGATACAGCACCATGTATAAATGAACTAGACTTAGTAGGAGCTATAGCCATGAGTGTAGTATTAGCATAACCTTCTCTTAAAGATCTATATCCATATTCTGAATTTAGTTTTCTTGAGGCTATCTCACTTCTATCTTTTATTGTTCTAAATATTTCTGAGTTAAGTTGTTTAGCTTCTAATGATTCAAAGTCAATAAGCTTTGATTGAAATAAAGAATGGTATCCTAATACACCTAAACCAATTGCTCTATGTTTTTCAGCAAAATTATAGGCTCTCTTCATCCCAGGCATTGTTTCTGACTTGATAATGAACTCATCCATAACAGCATTCAAAAAGTAAACATAGGTTTGTACTGCATCCGTCTCTTTAATTTCATCCCAGTGTAACAGGTTAATAGATCCTAAGCAACACACAAAAGAATTATAACTATCTGTTGGTAGCTGAATCTCTGAGCATAGATTTGATGCTGTAATTTCAAGCCCTATATCTTTGTATGGAGAGTTATTATTACTATTATCTTTAAACATTATATAAGGATAACCAAACTCAGACCTACGTTGTATGATCTTAGCCCATACTTTACGCTTCTTCCTGTCTCCTGTTTTCATCTCTTCCATCCATTGGTCAGTAACGGTAACACCATACTGCAAGTTTTGTATAGGGTTACCTTCAGTACCTATATCTAAGAACTCTAGTATATCTGCATGCTCTACAGGTAAGTACACTGCACAAGCACCACGTCTAGCTTCTGATTGTTTACATACATCAACTACTGTGTCATACATTCTAGCATAGTGAATAGGCCCATCAGCATGACCACCTGTAGATATTTCACTACCTCTTGGCCTGATGTTTCCTAGGAAAGCACTTGTGCCTCCACCATACTTACTCATCATTCCTATTTCACGGCCTGCGTTAAGTATACTATCTAAGTTATCATCTATATTAGAACCATAACAACTAATAGGTAACCCCTTTTGTTTACCAAAGTTAATCCATACAGGTGTAGATAGAGAGTAAAACCCACGTGCCATATAGTCTTCAAACTTTTCTGCAAACCCTTTAATATTTAAATATTTTTCTGCCTTAATAGCAATGTCTTTTATTCTTTGTTCTGGTGTTTCAGTTATATATCCTCTAGACAGAAACGTTCTGCTATCATTATTAAGCCAGTAATATTTTTTGTATTCCATGTTTGGTTTTTTAGAAGAGATCATCTTCAGTTATACTTTTACTTTTTTTATTATAGTCTACACTTTTTTTATAAAAGAAGTCTCCTTCTTTAGTGGCTGTTATTTCTATATCAAACCACTCTACTTGTTTTAACATTGTTTTATCAACCTCAAATATACTTTTCATCCCTATTTTTTGTAATGAGTTGTTAAACCTATTCATTATAAAGTTTTCAATTACTTCTTTAGAAAGAAAAGATAGTTCACCTTTCTCAAATATCCAATCTAATATTTTACATTCTGCTTCATAGGCCTTTTGACATGCAGAATAAATCAATTGTTTGAACTGAGAGTTAAACCAGTGTGGATTTTCTTTTTTTATTATATTTATTAGTTCAGCACCAAAGTTTCCATGTATTTCTTCTTCTTTACTGGTGGCTTCAACAACATTTGAAATGCCTTTAAATAAATTAAGTTCTTTATTAAATGACATCATTATAAGAAACTGACTAAATAAACTAACGTGTTCTATAAATAGAGAGAACAAAAGAACAGACTTAGTATACATTTTATCATCACTACTTCTTGTTCCATCTAAGTATTTTTTTAAGTATTTAATCCTTCCTTTAATAGCTGGTACCTCAACAACTGTTTCAAATTCTTTTTCTAACCCTAAGATTCTCAGCAGTCTAGCATAAGCATCTTTATGTCTTACTTCAGATTCTGCAAATGTAAAACCCACATCACCAATTTCTGTAATGGGCATACGTTTATATAAATCACCCCAGAATGTTTTTACATTTACTTCTATCTGAGCAATGGCCAACATTGTTTTTTTGATTACATCTTTTTGTTCAGGTGTAATAGTAATTTTAAAGTCTTGTATGTCTTCTGTAAAATTAAATTCTGTATCTATCCAATAAGAATGTCTGATTGCATCTTTGTATGCTAATAGTTGTGGGTATTGATAAGGTAGTATATTTAGTCTAGGCTTAAAAATGTCTTTCATGTTTTTATATGTATTTAGTTGTTAAGGACACAAAAGCCACACCTTCTGAGTAAGAAATGTAGCCATTGAGTAATTATAATTTAATAAAAATTGGTAAGACAAAAAAACCTTACGGATGATATTTTCATATTTTGTATTTACTTACTTAATGATTTTATAATTGCAATATATTTTGTATATTATTATTATACACTAATCATCCAGATAGAACAAATATAATATAATATTTGACTGGGTGCTTCAAATTTTGTATATTATTAATATAGTGTATTAAAATAAATTATTATGTTTAAAAAATTTGTGAGTATATTATGGACATTTAGTCCACAAGACTATTGGCTAAAGCTATGGTCAAAGACTTCTGTAGATGAAAAAGCAAAAGCATTAGCTTCTGATTTGCAGTATAGATATGGTTTAACAGTTGAAGAAATTAAAGATGTAACTAAAGCATTAAAAGAAGTAGCTAATCAAATAGGTGATGTAGGCGGAGCAGTAAAAGGTAAAGCTAGAAAAGGTAGAAAAAAGAAAGAAGTTAAGTAATGGCTAGAATATTACATAGTACTTATGTAAAACCTAGGAGAGCTAAAAGACCAGGAGTACACTCCAAATCTAAAAGCTCAAACTTAACTAGCAGTAAGAATTATAATAAAAAATATAGAGGACAAGGACGATGAACATTTTAACTGATGTATTAAGTTTAATAAGAAGATCTGTATATGCAAAGAAAGCAGGCCTTGATGATGTATTGGTTCTAGGTGTAAACGAAGAACCAGACATGACTGGTGTTGCCTCACCTATTCCTTATAAAAGTATAAAAGTAATAAAGGTAAGAGATTTAAATGTTGCTGCAGAACATTGTGACCATGCAAACTCTCCAGCTAAACCAGCTGCTGGTACAGTAGGGGTGTATCAAAAAACTGTAGTTGATCCAACTACACAAGTATGTACTATATTTTATAGATCTCTTAAATCAATGAGTAGTAATCTTACTCTTGCTGTTTCATCTGATGATGATTATATAGAAATAACAACATTAGGAGAGCCTAATCTTGCAGCTAATGTAGGAACAGGTAAAGAAGTGTGGAAAGATAAAGTTGGTGAGACACTTAACTTTAGAACATTAGTTGAGGGTACTAATATTACTATTGGGCAAACTGCTAATGAGCTAACAATTACCAACACATATAATTGGGTAGTAAAATCAGATGCTGGATTAAATCCTAGTATAAGTGTAGGGTCAGGATTTAATTTATTGATTAGTGGAGATACAGGAATTACAACTAGTATGGCTGCATCAGGTCTAAATGGTACGTTAGAAATTGACTTAGATGACACTGTTGTTACACCGGGATCTTACACTAATGCAAATATTACTGTAGATCAACAGGGTAGATTAACTGCAGCAAGTAGTGGATCAGGTGGAGGTGGTGGTACTATAGATAGTATTGTAGGTTCTGGTAGAGCTTTTATGATGATGGGTGATCTAACTAATGATGCTTATACTTTAGCTATGACCGGTGATAATTTTAAAATGATGGGTCAAGAAGTTGTAGCTAATTTAGCAGGTACTACAACTCAATACTCACCATATTTACTTGATTGGACAAATGTAACACAATCTATGAATGCAGCAGCATCCTGGCAAGTACCTACAGATGCAGTATTTAGTGCTGGTATACCTATAGAAAAAGACTTAAAAATTGGTGATACAATAACGCTTTCTTATAGGATTACTAATAAAAGGGCTTCTGGTGGACAAACTTATAAAGCTGTATTAGGATGGTATACTTGTAGTGACACTGGTACAAGCAACTGGCCAGTAAATTTAAGAGATGTAGCATTAAGTGCAGCTCCCAATGGTCCTGTAGGGCCATCTGGTAATCAAAGACAGCTTGAATGTGGTGCAGTGGTTGTTACACTGTCATCAGCAATTTCAGGTGTTGGATATGCTATGTTTGGTTTCAATTTTGATGGGGTAGTAAAATCAGATGAGTTAAATGTAATTTGGAGTGTAGCAGTTCAACAAACATAAAGTTATGAGTATACTAAGTAAAATATTTTCAAGTGGAGCTAAAGAATTAGTTGTTGGTATTGGTAGTGTTATAGATGGGCTACATACTTCTGATGAAGAAAAGCTAGCTGCTGAGTTAAAGATAAAAGAATTAATCTCCAAGCATGAAGCAAACATGGAGAAAGAAATAACAACAAGATGGAGTTCAGATATGAATTCAGATAGTTGGTTAAGTAAAAACGTAAGACCAATGACATTAATATTTTTAGTAGTATCAACAGTATTGTTAGTATTTGTTGATGCAGGCTTTATAGCATTTGATGTCAAAGCTTCCTGGGTTGATCTATTACAATTAGTTTTAATTACAGTAATAGGTGCATACTTTGGAGGACGTTCATTAGAAAAAGTAAAAAACAATAACAAATAAAAATTAGAAATTATGCCAAACAATATGTCAAGAGCTGGAATGAATTACAAAATAGGAGGAAGCTCCTCAGCAAAGAAAAAAAAGAAAAAAGAAAATAAAATGAAAAGATATAATATGGGAGGAGATACCTTAATGGCGACTGGAGCTGGAGGTTTTACATCATCAGATGATGGAATGAGAGATCTTACTCCACAAGCAATGGCTATGGAAACAATGGCTGCAGCAGGTGGTTTAGAAATGTTTAGTAATGGTAGTGGTTCAGTATTAGATCCTATGATGAATAAGATGAAAAAAGGTGGTGGTACTAAGAAAGGAATGATGAGAAAAACTGCACGTAGAGCTTATAAAAAATAAAAGATATGAATAATAATAGACAACAATGTGTATGTGGTAACACGCAGAATTCTGATGGAAGCTGTGATGGTTCCCATGCACTTAAAAAATAAAAATTATGGGTAAAGCAAATAAAGCATCTTTTCCTATGCAGGGAGAGGCTTTTAAAAGAGAAACAACTAATGGATATTATAATCCTACCTCTGTTCAACAAGCATTGCAGAATGCTGAGAACAAGAAAAAGGTTGCAGCTAGAATTAAGCTAGCAAAGAAAACAAATTTAAATCCACCACAAAAGTCTACTAGAGCTGCAGAACCAGTTCAGTCAGCTGCTTTTAGAAGTGGATATAGAAACGGAAAATAAATAAAATATTATGGCAGTATTAACAGCACAACAAATAACTCAAGCTGGTTTGGAACCTACAACGGTTACTCCAGCTGCAAGTGGTGATACACTTGCAAATACAGCAATCCAATTTTTTCATGTTGTTAATGGTGGAGGTGTAGCTATCACGGCTACAGTAGTTCCAGTTGTTACAACAGTAGTAGATCCTTTATTGGGTACACTTAAAAAAGAAAATGCAGTACTTAGCTTAGCGGCTGGTGAGGAAGGTTTTTTAGGACCTTTTGAAGTTGATGCTTTTAATGATGCTAGTGGTAATATAACAATAACATGTTCAGCACAGACAAGCGTAAAGCTATCTGCTCTGTTCTTATAAAAAATAAAAAATGGGCTCACTACTTCAAGATGTCTTAGGATTATTTGCTAAGAAAAAATTTGTAAAACCTTTACCTTACGTACTAAGTGAGGACGATTACTTTGTACTATCTAATAAAGGGGATAGTTCACTAAACACAATGGCCTACTTACCAAAAGTGGATCAAAATTTAATTTCAGCTAAACAATTTGCGGATGCTATTGTAGTAAGTGTAAATACTACTTATGATTTAAGTAGCATACAGGTTGGAGCTAATGTAGATTTAAAACTTACAGGATCAGATGCTAGTGTAGATACAGTAAAGTTAGTTGCTGGTGCATTTATTAGTTTAACAGATAATGGATCAGGTCAAGTTACAATTGCTGCTACTAGTGGTGGAGGAACAGTAACAAGCGTTGGTTTACAAACTGATGGTAATGCGTTTATTGATGGCAATGCTGTAACAACTGCAGGAAATGTATCTTTTACAATGGCAGGTACAACTTCCCAATATATAAATGGAGAGGGTGATTTAGTTACTTTCCCAACTCTTAATGTAGGAACAGTAACTTCTGTTGCATTAACAGAAACAGGAACTGCATTAACAATAACAGGTTCTCCAATAACTGGGTCAGGAACTTTTAATATAGCAGGAGCAGGTACAGCTTCACAAGTAATCTTAGGAAATTTATCATTAGCAGCATTACCAGTTGATGGAGTTACTTCTGTAGCAACATCTAATGGGACATTTGTAAATGTAACTGGTGGAACAATAACAGCTACAGGTACAATTACAGGAGATCTATCAGCTACAGGTTCTCCAGGTAATACTACATTCTTAAGAGGAGATAATACATGGGCGGTACCAGCAGGATCTGGTAGTGTGACTACAGTAAGTGCAACAATTGCAGGAGATGCTTTTGATGTAGCTGTTGTAAACCCAACAACTACCCCAGCTTTAGGATTTACTTGGGCAGGAACTGCAGCTCAATATATAACAGGTCAAGGTAATTTAGCTACATTCCCAACAATTCCTTTTACAAGTTTAACAACTACAGGAACAACCGGAGCTGCAACATTAGTTTCAGGAGTATTAAATGTTCCTAACTATGCATCTGCTGGTACAGTAACTTCAGTATCAGGTGGAAATGGGATAACTGTAACGGGAGCACCAGCGGTAACTCCTACAGTAAATATAACATATGCTAGTGCAACTAATGCAATATTATATGCACAAACAGCTGCACCAGATAAAGATGATTTCTTTTGGTTTAGTGATGCAACAGACAGCACTATTAAAAAATCATTACTATCAAGCTTTCCAACTAACTATAGATGGTTTGCAGATTCAGTAACAGGTACTAATATAGAGGTTTTAGGTGATGAAATAATCAAATTTAGAAATACAACAGGTACCTTAACTACTGTTAATTCAGGAGGAGACACAATTAATATAAATAGTACAGCAAGTGGTGTAGTAGCAGGATCTTATACAAATGCAAATGTAACTGTTGATATATATGGAAGAATAACTACAGCAAGTAGTGGTGGTGCTGGAATGACATCATGGACTGTTGGTTCTGATGTAGGAACAAATCAAACAGTAGCTAATGGTGAAATATTAGAAGTTTTAGGAGGGGTTGGTTTAACATCAACTTTATCAGGTACAAGAAATCTTACACTTGATTTAGATAACACAGCAGTAACAGCTGGTTCATATACAAATGCTAATATAACAGTTGACGCACAAGGTAGAATTACCTTGGCAGCAAATGGTTCTGCAGGTGGTTATACTTGGATAAGTCAAGCAGATGCAGGATCAAATGTTACTATAAATAGTGGTGACATAGTAGATTTTGCAGGAGGAGCAGGTATAACAACAGGAAATGCAGCAACCGGAATTAATTTTAACTTGGATTATTTAGGCCCTGATAACTACATTAACTTAAGATCTACAGTAGTAGCAGCAGCTGGAGACTTTATAGCATTTAGTGATATAACTGATACTAATGTTTATAAGGTTGCAATTAATACTATGCCTGGTTACTATGAAGGCTTTACTATACAAGGAGATTCAGGGCTTGCACAAACTGTTGCAAGTGGAAATGCTGTTAAGGTATTAGGAGGAACTGCATTAACTTCAGTTACTTCAGCTCCAGATACAATTACAATAAATCATGATGCGTTTGGTACAGCAGGTACATTTGCTTATCCAAGTTCAGTAATTACAGATGCACAAGGACATGTTACTAGCATTGTAGCAGGATCAGCACCAACATTTGTGAGTTTAACTACAACAGGAACTTCAGGTGCAGCTACGTTAAGTGGTGGTGTTCTTAATATACCACAGTATGCTGGAGCTTATACGCTACCAGTTGCAACATCAACCGTACTTGGTGGAGTTGAGTTATTCTCAGATACAGTGCAAACAGTTGCTTCTGTTTCAGTAAGTACTACTGCACTTAGAACATATGGTATTCAATTAAATCCTGCAGGTCAGATGGTAGTTAACGTACCATGGACAGCTTACACATTACCTTTAATGACATCTACTGTACGTGGTGGTGCTGAGCTTTTTTCAAGTGATCCTCAATCTGTTGCAGCAAATGCAATAAGTGGTACAGCTGGTAGAACATATGGATTACAACTTAACGCTGCTGAACAATTAGTAGTTAATGTTCCTTGGACAGATGTATCAACAACTTCATTTAATGTTGCTGCATCTAGTGGTTCAGGATTTTCAGTTACAGACGGAAACACATTATCTTTATTAGGAGGAACAGGTATTGGTACTGAAGCATCTGCTACAGATATAGTAACAGTTAAGTTAGCTGATACAGCTGTAACACCAGGTACTTATACTAATACTACTCTTACAGTAGACCAACAAGGAAGACTTACTGCTGCATCAAGTGGAGCTGCAGTAGCAGTTAATAGACAACCAACTGATTATTTTTCTTTTAGACAGGGTGGTATTGTAAATCAAGGACAATCTGCAACTGCAGGAAACAATAGTGTATCTAATAGTGGTTTTGTGTATGATGTAGTTTTTAATACTACAAGAGCTAATACTGATTATTTAGCTATGGTTGTACCTGAGATAGGATCAGGAGATGGATGTATGTATTGTGAAGTAAGAAGTAAAGCTACAACAGGTTTTGTTGTAGAATTAAAAACTTGTGCTAATGGTGTACCAACCGGAAAGAACCCAACTATCAACTGCACAATATATGCATAGAATTTAATATATTTGTTAAAAAAACATTATGAGCATATTTGTACAAGAGGTATTAGGTCTACTAAAAAGGAATTTTGTTAAGAAAACATTAAATCCAACTGATGACTATTTTCAGTTTGTTAGAAAAGGTGCTTTGTCTAGAGCAAAAACTTCAGCAGGAGGGTTTGCTCCTCAAGGTCAAGCATTATCAATTAGTGCTGGAAGCTGGTTGTGTAGTCAAACAGGACCCCAAGGTCTTGGTAGATTTGTTAGTACAGTAAAAAACAGTGGAGATGAGGTTGGTGTAATTCCTATGTTTTGGCTTAAGCAAGGACAATGTTCATGGCACTCATTAAAAGATTCTATAATAACTCAAGATACAGCCTCACCTTTAATATTTATAGGACAACCTAATAAACAAGCAGAGTTTATTACTTATGGTAAAGCTTATGTTACTAGCTTAACTGACAGACAAGTAATGATTGCGGGACAGGATGGTTTACTAAGTGGTACTGAAGACTTAACATATGGCCCAAAATTTGGTACTGCTGGAACCTTTTTAGAAAACAGGCAAGATGCAATCTTTGGTACACAGAACACAACTATAGGATCACCATGTTTTCCTCCACAACAGAGTTTCACAATGTGGTCAAGACTAAATTTATATGGAAGTGTACACTTTCAAGGACCAAATTCTGATGGAGCACAAGGACAAATAATGGTACAAACAACTTGTGGAAGACTTAGATGGGAAGAGCAGAAATCATTACCAGATTTACAATTTGGTGAATTAGTTATAGGATATCAAAATCCTCAGCCAGCTCCTGGTACTATTGTTCCAGCAGTTGGATCTTTTACTTCTGGAGCACTTGGAACAGGTAATAATAATGATGTTTTAACATCTGGAGGACCAAGTGGTTTCCCTAGCTGGGCTCCCAATCCAGGAATTAATGGTAGTGGTACAAATTTTAGAATATCTATGTTTACACCAGATGGTGTTACTATAGCAAACTCATTAATGATTCAAGATGGAAACGCATTTACTCCAGCTACTACAGTTACAAATGATGGTAAGTGGATAAATACAGGTACAATGAAATTACTAGATGTAGCTCAGGATGCTACACAAGAAAAGGTTCTTGTACTAGATGCAAGTACAGGTTTAGTTAAATTTAGATTTGCAAATAGCATGGGTGTTCAAGGTAGTGGTACACTTAGGAGAGTGCCTTTATGGTCTCCAGATGGAGATAATATACAAAATTCACTATTAATACAAAGTGATATAATTCAACCTCCTGCAAATTATCCAGCAGCTGATCCTAATTTTACTGAACAAAAACTTACTAATGATGGTAGTCTACAACAAACAAAAGAACTATATCTAGATACTGTAGCACAAGATGACACACTTACTGAAGTATTAGTAAGACATCCAAGTGCTGCTAATGAAGTTAAATTTAGAGATGTTGCTACAATTGTTCCTCCTGTAGGATTTGATACTCTTCCAATGAGTACTACAGCAGATTGGAATCAGACATTTTTAAACGCATACATATCACTAGATGATACTACAGTACCGTATAGATCAATTAAAGGCATGACTACACTAACTGATGGTCAGACAGGAGTTGTTATAGTAGAAAATGTAAAGCAAACAACATTTCTAGCAGATAATGTACTAAGATTTCCTATTGGATGGGGTACTCCTGGTAATCTATATGATAGTAAAATAAGCTGGGCAGCAGGAGTTGATAACGGTTATCCTACATCAACACTTAAATATGGTGAGTCACTTAAATTCAAATATCATAACTACGAGGTTGCTGGAGGAGGTTTTACATATAAGTATATATTATACTGGGAGTCTTGTTGTAAATTATTTTCTTTAAATACATGTCCAACTGTTAGTGGTGGAAACTATAATGTCAATGAAGATGATGCAGGAGGTGTAGGTGATACTGTTACTTTCGTAGATGATGGTTATGGAAATTATACAGGAGTATTTACAGCAAGTGCATTATCTAACCCTGCAGCAGGGACATTTACTTTTGATACAGGTACAGGTACATGGTTATTTATACCTGCTCTAAATTTTTATGGAAGTATAACATTTACATTTACTTATAATGATGGTTACTGTGAGAGTGATCCAGCTACAATTACTATAAATGTTTTACCAGTAGCTGAAGCTCCAATATGGACTTCAGATGATCCAGTAACTTTAAACACATATCCAGCCTTAACAGGTGGAGATGCTTGGACATATACTTGGACTACATCTGATGCAGATCATCCATGTAGTGACTTGAAGTATACTATTACAGTAAATGAAAATAACACCGGACCTGTTACAATATTTACTACACAAAATGGACCTGTAGCTGGAGTAAGTTGGTTAACTTTTACTCCTGATCCAAACAATAACTGTACAGGAACTTTATCAGGAACTTATCCAGCTACTGGTGGTAACTTTGAAGTTGTAATGACAGTTGAGGATCCAGATCCTAATTTTAATTCACAAACTTTTACTATTGGTGGAATACTAGTATCAAAAGATACATACTTTTGTTTCTATAGTGATACTTCAGGATCTATGAATAGTACAATTATAACGACAGCAATAATGAGTAGTGTACCTGAAGTAAAAGCTAAACTCCATCAAAATGCTTCGGGTGTTACTATGGTAATGGCTAGGGGAAATCAAGCAGGAAGAGTTAATGATGCAAATGGAGAAACAGATCAAGCCCATTTATGTATTGTAGATGATATGTTAGTTTCAGGACCTGGAGTTCCTGTGGGTACTACAGTACTTAATGATGGAGCTCCTTCTAGTGGGCTAAGGGCGCTAACGTTAAGTCTCCCTTCAGGTACTACACTAACTTCACAAACTGGTGATATTATAACATTTACTAGAACTCAAGCTCAAAAAACAGCAGACTATACTAATACTACTAGCTTTAGAAACTTACTTCAAGATTTCTATGCAACAGGTGGTACAGCTGCTAACAATAATACAAATACAGCAACTAATGGTCAAGATGATTATGATAATCATTTATATTGGTTCCACAATGGTCAAGAAAGACCTCTTGGTTATTTAGGTTTCCAAGCACAAGGTGGTGCTCTTGTAGCAACAATAGGTGCAGGAACCTATCCTAATCCTTTTTTTCCAAGTGCAAAAAATATTGTTGTAATGGCATGGGCTGATGAATCAGGTGGTGTATCTGCAGGTGGAGGTACTACTTATGAAGCCAGTCCTAGTGAATCTGGTTCTGGTACTTGGAATGATAGAGTAAACACTACAAATGCAACATTACTTGACGATATAAGTAAAACAAGATCTTTTATTACTATAATAGAAGCACAAGCTGCAAATGCAGGACTCTCTTCATCAGATATGTATAGAGGTATAGCCTTTAGGGTAACAAAAGTTAATGCTGATGGTAGTACTGCAAATAATGACTTAGAAGAAATAATGGGTCCAGGTGGTTTTGCTCAAACAGGAGGACGTTTTAGTCCATCTCCTCCTGGAACAACACCTTATAGTAATAGCTTTGCACCACAAGCATTTGCGTATAGTGAAAATAGTCCAGAAAGAAGTTTCAAATCATTTTCAAATGGAGCACCAAAAAGAATAACTTATGTTGGTAATGTATCAGATGGTGCAAGTTTTGGTTCAGCTACACAGGCACAAACATATTACTACGGTCTTGTAAAATCAGAGCTAATATCTATAGGGTTTAATGTATAATAATTAAAAATAAAATAAGGAGGAGAGTTACAAATTAAAAACATTTAACATTATTATTTTTTGGACGTTGTGTCCACCCCCCTCCTCATTTATTAGAATCTTGTATCTCTATTTTTATTTAAATGAGTTACTCTAGTTACCATACCTTCTTTCTTTCCTGCTTCTTTAGCACTTCCTTTATCATGTGCCATTATTACCATCCATTTAGTATGACGAGCAGGATCTTCTAATAACATTTTATCCCATGGTATATAGTATATGTCCCAGTATATCATAATTTTTCTATTTCTTTTTGTAAGTTGGCTAACGCTCTCCATGCTACTTTAGCAGAGTGGCGTATACCATCTGAGTCAATTTTACCAGCATCAATAAGATGTCTAGATAAAGCATCTAGTTCATCAGTTGACTTACTACGATCCCAGTGTAAAGGCTTATCAGGATGATGTTGTTTATTCCCAGCTAACGATACTCTTGCTACTTCCATGATTGCATCAGGAAAATATTTTAGTACACCAGAGTATACAGGTGTTTCTTTTCTTTGTTTAGAATTCATTTGTCTTTATTTTTTTTGTAGTCTATGATAAAACCAATTAGTACGATTAGATTTAACCCCATGCTAGCTAGTATTTCATGTATGTCTTGATATATATTTACGCTTAGATGTATATGTCCAACGATCCAAAACGGTATGGCCATCTGTTGACTGTACCAGATCAGAGCAAACTCAATAAATTTTTTCATGTGTTACTAAATCTTTACAGATATTAATTTGTTTTAAATATTACAAAGGAGGGCAACAGTATTAACTTATTGTTGGCATATGCCTTTATGCCCTCCCCGTAATAACTTGAGAGAGCAGGGCCCAAGAATGCAAAAACTCAGACCCTGATTGGTTTCTCCCTATTTGTCCATTTGATCTGTTAAAGCAAACCATAAGAGGAATATAAATAAAAAAAATAATAACATGTCCTCTAGCATACCCTATGATATATCAAATGTAAACTTATCTTGCTCTACTAAATCCACATCAATACTAAGTTGACCCATGTCTACATACTCTACAGGTTTTTCAAACATAGGTTTAGATGCAGGTGATCCTAATAATTCTACTGTTATAAAATCATGAAAGTTCTGCTGGTCATTTACCCAGTCCCGTGGATGTGCTTTCTTTAATGCATGTGTTACATGATTATAAAAGGCCCACCCTGACTCTTTACCTACTGAATAGTTATAAGAAGGTTTAATTAGTTCTTGCTTTACACAAGACAACTGTTGTGAATCAAGCAAATCCTCTTCAATAAATAAACGGCCAGCTAGTTCAGCTGCTTCTTTTGCTGTAACTGTTACATTCTTAAGCGCCTCTTTATCTTTTATTAATCTCTTGTAGTACTTTTCTGCTGACTTCATCTGATCACTCATGTGAACATGTATATCATGTGAAGCAGACCATCTATGTTTTCTTTTATAGTTCATCATGTCTCCGGCTATCATACCGTTGTTACATACTGCAACATAAGCTCCAATTGCTGAAGCAAAGCTTTTTGTTTTATCATATGAATTGGTCCAAGCAAACATCATTCCAAGTTCTTTTTCCATTATAATGTCTCCATCTGTTGGATTGGTTGGGTATATATGATATACTCCTTGAGCTATGTTAGCATTCTTACTAGATCTATACATCTCTCTAGAGACCATAAATCCACTTTTTGATAATAATTTATATGTGTTTTCTATCACTTCTCCATGTGATATAACTGTATATGACTCACCGTGGTTAGGTAAGGGTGCATTTTCTAAATGCCATCTGGTTGTTTCCTTTGGTTTTTTGTATCCCATAATTGTTTAAACTTTTAAAGTGTAAATATAATAAATTATTCTGAGTCAGACAAGGGTTCTTCAATTATTTCTACTTTATACCAGCCAGGAATGTTATATTGGTTACCTTCCTTATCTGTACAAATAGAAATAAGACCATCATTAGCTTCATATATTAAAACCTCATCATCTAATATATTCATTGTCTCAGGCTTGTTGCCTATGTAATGCTTTCTTTTAATTAATTTTAATTTGGTCCCTTTCTTGACTTCATTCAAATGCATATAAATCATATTTAAGTGTTAACTCTTCTCCAGGTGATATATCTCTAATAGTTATAATCATTAAAGTTCCTGTTTCTATGTCTCTTGATTCAGCACTACCAATCTTTCTTAAGTTAGGTGTGTCACTATGGTTTATAAACCCACCTAAAGGAGTTCTAATATAATTATCTTCATAATTTGTGTTCTTGATATGTGATATGCCTAGGACAGTATCCTTACTAATAGATTTAGTAGAATGCAATCCAAGGCCATGAAGAAGGGACTCTTTAATTGTGGTCCCTTCTGGCAATGGTCTGTACGTCATTTTAAAATAGTTTTAATTGATTAGTAGAGACTGTTAAGATACTATTGATCTCTGTCTCTATTGCTTGCATGTAGTATGCTTTATTAATATTATAGTTTTCCCATTTAGGCTCTACCTTTAATACATTAAAGATAGTTTGAACCCATCTACCAGACTCCAGTTGTATCTCTCTGTTGTCTTTCTTATTTACTTTGATGATCTTTACTCCATCATTAGAGATAAAATATCTATTTATCTTTTGTAATTTATCTTCAGCAAATGCGCCATCCTTAATATATCTAGCTACCTGTTGCCAATCACCTTTGGATTTACCACCTATACAGTAATCTAGAATGTTTTTGTTTTCTTCTAGATAGTCTTCAGGTAGTACATTGTTAACAAAGTATTGATATATAGCTTTTGGTATAACTAATTTGGACTTATTCTTATGCAATTGTAAGTTATGAAAATCAAAACGTCCCTTTAATTTAACTGGAGCAAAGCTAAACTTATCATTCTCTACCTTAAATAGATAGTGAGGCTGACTCTGTTTAACTTCTCTCCACTTAGTAATGTCAACATCTATAAAGTTATTCACACCAATATAATTGTTGACATCAGATAATACTAGCTTTTGATATTCATCATGTTCTAGATTAAGGTTAGTTATATCTTCCCATTCTTTACATATTTCCATATACTCATCTATATAAGGCCTTGGTATTAAGGTTTCTACGCCATCTGTATTCTGTAGTAAAGCTATAGCTCCAGGAATTCTTTCCATTATCATCTCATATAGCATCATAAGAGTCAATTGACCATTAATAGTTATTCTACAAAAGAGCTCAGGATCATAGAAGAAACTATTTTCATCATTACTAAGACCAAAGGTTGAGTTAAGTATAATTTTATATACATAATTCATAGGGTTACTTTTAGGTATCTTCTTTCTCTCAGTAAAGAACCATTCATATTGATCACAGAATTCTTTCTTTGGAAAATGACCAGGTGACCATTGATTCTTTATAGCTAGATTAGGATAATAACTAGTAACATCTGAAGACATTATAACCATGTCTTCTGTACTTTCATATACACCTTTCTTGGCTGCACCATGTACACCACCTGTACCAAAGTCAGTCTTGACATTTTTATAGTTTACACTATATTTAAAACTTCCTTTAAGTTTATCTCCACTGACTTCTAAAGATTTAAACCTTTGTAGTAATAGATTAAAATCAGCAGATGTAAACTTCACATAAGGTAATATAATATCTTTAACCTTTATAGTATCACGATATGTTTTCATATTCCTTAGATCTCTCTTCTGTATATTTAACATATTTGTTAAGAAATAACCAAATACTTCTTTACTAATTCTTGGCTCTGATGCACTAAACATATTAATACCATATGTATTAGTTAGTTCTTTCCTTAGCTTTATTAAATCAGTAGACCTATTAAATATTTCTTTAGTTGACCTTACGTCATTGACACAATACTCTAGAATAGTATCTAAGTCTTCTTGATTATCTATCTTAGATGTATGGTGAATAGGCATATCTAGAATATTCTCCCAATCCATGCTATACTGTATCCATTTCAGACTAGAACGTTTAGCAGGGTTGTCCCAATGATGTAACTTAAACAGATCTATTTGACCTATTACCATTTTCCATTGAGGATAATCACTAAACTCTCTATTATTACTCTTCTCAATTGTTCTCTGTGCGTATTTATATATATTATATGCAACATCATTACCGTCTATGTTTTCAAAACTTTCATAATGATCTAAGATATAATGTGTTACTTGTGCATCAAATCCTAAACCATTGTATGATATATGCCATTCTTTATTTTCTATGTTTTGTTTTAGGAACTGTATAAACTCAGTTAGATCATTTTTTAGCCTGCATACTACAAAGATTTTTGTTTCATTAGTTTTATAATGCTCAAACACTGCAGTAAAACAATCAAATAAAGTTTCATAGTCCATCACCCAGTGCTTCTTCATGTTTTTTTAGTTTTATAAGTTATACCTTGCCAATCAGGCCTATGTTTTCTAGGATTACCATATTTTTTGGTCCTCTTATCTATTCTTATATATTTTTTCTTTTCCAAAGGTGTATTAGCTCCGGCCATACTATAGCCAACTAACATTGCATAAGGATTATATTCTTTCATCTTTAGTATTTTTTATAGTAACTTCTTTAGCTTCTAAAACTAGATCCATTATACAGTCATATATGTCTTCTATAGCTGCTGACTGATCATCTGTTAGTTTCTTCTTAACTTCTCTATCATATAAGTCTACAGTTTTTATAACGTGCTTTATTCTCTGTTTGACTTGTTGAGTATGTATATATTGTAAATTATGTGCAATTTCAGCCATACATCTATTCATTGCTAATAGTATGTTGACATCCATTATTTGTTCTCTTGTTATTTCTTCAGGCATAGTATTTATTTAATAGAGCCAAAAAAAGCCCAAATCAATGAGCTTTCTTTTTTTTAGTCAATAAGGATATTACTCAACTCAACACTACTGACCAGGTAATATAATTTTAGAAGGTTCCGTTTTCTTTAAGTCAACAAAGAATTCTTCTACTGAGAAGTTTTCTGCATTAACAGCAAACATATGAATAAATGTTTCAATATCTGCTCTATCACTTAAATAAAACTCAGAGAAGGTGTCTACCAATCTTCTCTCTTCCTTGTGTGTCTTTCCTGTTTGTGGATTAGGTTTCTTAAGTCTCAGGGGCTGTCCATCATCATCTAGTTTTGGAACCATATGATATGATTGTTTCATTACCTTACTGATGACTGCTAAGATGCCTGACGCAGGGTCAAACATAGCTTCTGTATACGGTGAGTCCATACTCACTGGGATTAATGTAAATGATTTAGCATTTCTAAATGTAGAATTTACTAACATCATATTTTGTCCTATTTGTGCCATTTTATTTATTATTTAGATGTCAAATATATGGAACTTTCTTTTAATAATTGAGTCAAAATAACATTATTATCAATTAATATTTCCTTTTCCATGTTTGGTGCAGAACAGACTTCATAAACATCTTCTAGTATTTCTATGTTTACATTTAAGTCTTCAGCGTATGCTTCATGTACTTCATCTGGCTGCAAAAACCCTTGTATATATTGTATCTGCTCTTCCTCAGCTGTTTCAAAGAATTCAAGTATTGAAATCTTTGCGTTAATTGAGTATTGAGAGTACTTACCCTTTATAAAATTTTTATAATCATGAGAATGTTTATCAAAGTTGAATATAAACATTTGTCTTTTGTCATCTAATGATATATGATCCCTGAATAATGGGTGTGCTATTAAATGTCTATTTGCAAACTTTTTAAAATCAGCAGTCAGTTTACATTTATATACACATAATAACATCATATCATCAGTAGAGTATACATCTTCCCATGCACAATAGGTTTCCCTAGGTACATACTTTATACCCCTGCCTAAAGCTAGTAAAGGATACAGGAAGACTTTACTCTTCTGAAAATATTCTGTGTATACATTACCCATACTATAATTTAATCTTATTTGTTAAGAATTCAATAGGTAATGAGTAATTTCTACTATTATAATGGAATTTTGCAGTATTTATTGCACCACCAAGACCATCCGCCCAGTCATTTACTGTGTTATTTGACACATCAAATACGTAAACTTGATCATATTTATCTATTACAATAAACTTAAAGTCTATATTATATTGTTCCTTATCATCACCTAAAGTATCATAGACAAGCTTCATATAAATAGCTGCTTGAAGCCAATAGTTATAAAAGTCTACAGTGTCTTTGAACTCAGAGACTGTCTTCCCGGTTGTTTTAAGATCACATATAACAACTTCTTTTTTATCTGTGTCTACTGAATAATAATCTATGTAACCATGAAGGCCAAAATCACAATCAATTAGTTCAGACTTAAGGTACTTCTCACTAAATGTTTCAATAGGGTCTAAATCAAAGTCTGTTTTTACTTCACTAAACAAAGACATCACATCTTTATTCTGCTTTAGTACCTCTACTCTTTCTGTACATCTTGATAAAGTATCTTGGTCAACAACATCTACATTACTATTACCTAAGAATTTCCAGTATGGTTCATTATCTGTAGTTCTTATCTTAGCAATCCTTGACTCATCAGCTTTTAAAGACTGATACAGGTTTAGATTCTTAAGTGAATCTAAAATTACAAAGTCTTCACAACTTGCTAGTGTATCTGAATCAGTATGTATAGACATGTCCTTTAACACTTTCCTAATGTTATCACTTGGGCTCTTACCTGGAACAACGCTGAACTTTTTGTCAACGTTCTCTGCTTCAAATAGCAGGCAGTGTATAAGCTTTCCTTCAATCAGATGTTTATCTGTTCTAACCTCACGGTCAAATAGTATATAATCTTTATAGAATAAAGATGGTGAAAATAATAATTTATTTAAGGAAGAATAGCTAAAGCAAAAATCTTTATTTGCATAGAACTGCTCTTCCTTTTCAGTATTTGTTATAAACATATGTTTTCTATTATTGATTCTTTAAATGGTGTTTTAATTTTTATATCTTCAAGAGATATTTCAAATGCTGAGCGTTCTTGGTTTATACCTGCAGATGTTATAACTTTATCAAAGATCTTTTTCTTTATAGTCTCTATAGCAAATTCAGTTAAGTAACCTTCATCATATAAATATTTAACTATCTGCGTATGATAATTACCATTACTCTCATTTCCATAGGTTGACATATCACTAAATCTATTTCTTAAAGTTTTAACATTAACTGTATTCCAGTTATTTGTTGATTTACACCACTCAAAGAAATAATAAAATAATAAGGCCACCACATCAAAGGAAGCTTCAAGATTACAATTAGCTAAAGTTTCTAAAGCAATTGTTCTATTTTCTATGTCATTGCTTACTATCATCTTTTTTAATTGCGGATAATCATCCTTACCAATTATAGCAAGACCCTCTGAACATATCTTAGCTATATCTCTATCAAGAACAATCATCTTACCTTTCATAAGTTGATTATATGTATCAATGTGTTTAGTCTCTTTAATTACATATGTCTTATGATATTCACCTTCAAATTCTTTTTTCATTGCATGCACAACCTCTTCTAAAGTTTTACTCTTAGTTGCTGTTGTAGCATTCCAATCTTCTTTGTTACAACGAATATCAAATCTAGAAGTTGAATGTGTATCTTGTAATATTTCACCAATTCTTTTTCTTGCATCATCAGATAAAAGATGTCTTTTAACTAGCTCTTTACATATCTCATAGAAATTTTTCTTAGTGTATGATTTATTCCAGCTGCTACTAGCAATAGTATTAAATAACTTTAATGATACAATTTGCATATCAGATTTTTCTACATCTCTTATTACTTTTACATTATACTTTTCTTTTAATAAATCTACCTTTTGTCTAGGTAAATTTAATTTAGGATATCTGTATAATTTTTTATTAGTGATGTCAAAATCATCTGGTAACTTTGTTATACCTAAGAAGCTTAAGTCTTCATGTGATATTTGCCAACTTGCACCATCCAATAAGAATATGCCGTCTTCTTCAAACTCCACACCATCTTTCTGTAGGTGTCCGCTAGACCAGAATTTTGTATCTGTTCTAAACTTTATTATATAATTTTGATTTTCTTTCATTTTATAAATATTTTAAGTATTCTTTTTTTACTGCCACTTTAAATGTATAAAGGTCTCTATTATGTATAGTGATTTCTTGTCTTACTATAGGTTCTAAATGTTTGAAGTTTTTTTTGTTAAGTAATTCATTTACTTCTAACCACAGTATCATATCCTGTGCAGTTTTATTGCTAAATTTACGCAGTTTAGATTCTTCAATCCAAAACCATAAGTCTTTATCTCTATTGAAGTCATGGAATATATTAGAACATTCTCTACCAAGCTCCCACAATAAATGATAGTTAGTTTTATAATCTATAGTAGGTATAATTTTAGCTGCTAAAGCTTTATCTTCTGAGTGATAACCACTATTTAATTGAGACTTAAGATCTTTCAATAATTGTTCATCTAAAGTAATCATATTTGCTGAACTACGCAAGACAGTTTCAGTATCAATTACACTTAAGTCAGTTGTTTCAATTAGATGTGCTATGTTTATAGCCATACCTGTTAACATCCAACTATCATATAGACTAGCATCTCCGGTATCTAAATTATAGTAGTTAATTTTCTCAGTTATCTTTTCTGTAATTATAGCATAACAATTCAAGTTTTTAATCCTAGTTGCTAGCGAAGATGTATTACTGCTTGAACCAGCTGTAAGCTCATAGTTCCATAGCTTTGTCATCATGGCTGTAGATGGTACATTTTCACCATTATTAGAAGCACACTTTATATTATCATGTCCTATAACTAGATCTGCTTTTTCATAATCATTAGTTACAGTTATACTATGCTCTCTTAGAGCTGCTTTTAATCTATCTTGAGACACTGCACACTTAGGTAATATAAAAGCTTTCTTTTTATTTCTAAATGTTTGTGCATCTTCAGTAGGTGTAGTTAATAAACTCTCTACTTTTTCATATGTTGTTTGGTCTTGAGTACATAATACTTCTTCAAACTTATCACCAACCAGTAACCCATATTTAGGGTCACCGGCTAGATCAAAGTGTATTAAAGCATCAGCATCATAAACCTGATATACTGATTTATTTGCCATTTTATTTTATTGTCATTTTAATTATTTCTGGATTCATCATCATCTTATTAAACTTCTGCTTGTTACCGCTAAAGATTGTTCTAACTATTAAGTACTTAAGATCATTAGTAAAGTAATCTCTTGTACATAATGCTATAAGTCTCTCAGTAATCTTTTGATTTATTGTATTTTCTTTTGAATATACAACTGCATAATTAGCAAGTCTTGTAGATAGTGTTGATGCAATATCTGCACGGTAGTCATCATCTTTACCAATACACCCACGCAACTCTCCTAATATATAAGACTCATTATCATGTGTCAATAAATCTTTAGGAGTAACCAGTTTGTCTAGTTTATTATTAATAAATGTTGTAAACATAGAAGCAAATGCATCACCTACACTACCTTCACCAATCATTTGAATAATGCTTAAGTTATCTTCAAAGTTATCAAAGCTAGATATAGCATTAAAGAAGGTTGTAATAGATCTTGCATTGGTCTCTTGTGTTACCAGTTCAGGATGAAGCAATAGAAAGTTAATACATCTTGTGTCAATACCTGCTTCCTCTGCCCACTTCGCCCATACATTTACATCAAACTTTAAGTTTGCAGTAATATATCTTGTCTTCTGTGCACTGTCTACAGTATTAACCATATAGTCTCCATTGTCCGGGTTAGCTGTTAATATAATATGCCAGTCTTTTGGAAGAGTCCATGAGATATAAGTCTGACGGTCTATCAATTCCATAACTGCTTGAATGAATCTTGTATCTGCACGGTTCCAGTCATCTAGTAATAATATACCACCGGCCTTTGCATCAGCAATCCATTCAGGAGCACAATAAGACATTCTATTCTTACCAGTCATCTTGTATCCATTCTTTAGATACTCTTGTACTGCTAGCTCATCAACCCACATGCCTACTTTTTTAGTAACTTGAGAGTTTAGATTAGCTAAACTGGCACCCGCTGCTCTTTGTGTTGCAGTTACCATGTTTATATTATTGTTATTTGATTTTACTATCTTTTCTTTATACATTTGGAATTGACGTACAGGGAAGCCAACTAGATCACCAAGCTCTTCTATCTGAGCTAAGTTTAACTTTACAAATTTTAGATTATTATCTGATGCTAGCTCTACAATACTTGACGTTTTACCAATACCTGATTCACCTACTACTTCTACGGATACAGGATGCTTTCCTTCATTCTGTAGAAATCTGTTGTTTTCTATTATGTGATTTACAAATCCTTTTAGTTCTGTTACATTTAAATTTACTTGTGCCATTTTATTTTATTAATTAAATTTTATTACTTTTCCTGGTAAGTTATCATTCATCTGAGATATACTACTCAAACACCATAAGGTATTCTTTGGACAATCTTCAGGCGGATAAGCTTCACCATCTGTTAAATATATTAGAGCTGTATATTGCCCTTTCTTTTCATTATAGTGGTCAATCACTGGTTGGAAGCTTGTCCCACCACGACCATGTATTTCCCAATCTCTATTAGGACTAAACTCTTTCACGCTACCTAGCCGAGTATCACACTGTGCTACTGTAATCTTGTGACCTGTCTTATGCATATGTGCCAGCTCACTAAAGAACTCTGTTAACTCATCATTATTAACAGAACCGCTAGTATCTACACCAACAAGTATATGATTCTTAAACTTAATCTTAAGACCTGGATTTGCAGCATAACGTTTGTTGTATTTACGTCTTAACTTCTTTGTATATACTATACTAGAGTTACCAACAAATCTTCTTAAATAACCTTTCCAATCAAATTTTGCAGGCTCTATATGTGTAAGCCTATGTATAAGATCAGCTAGCTCTCCTGGAACAGTACCTTGTCTTTTTACAGTTTGTTCAGCAGATTCTTTTAACTGATGTTCAATTTGTTTTTCAACTAGTTTCTTATCAGCTTCAGATAAATCATTAAACTCTTCCCATGTAGCATGACAGTGAGGTGTAGTTCCGTCCATTTGACTCATCAATGAATCTAATGTAGGAGATGTACCATCCTCTTGAGCATTGTCTAAGAGCTCATAGTATTTATCTGTACCCGCTTTTCTTGGTAGATTAAGCTCTGGAAAACTTGACAATAATAATCCTCCTTCTGGAAGATTACTTTCCAATATGTATTGGTTGATTTCTAAATCTGCAGCTATATTAAATAGCTTGTGATTAGAATACCTGTCCCTTAAAATTAAGTGTCCGAAAGCTATATGTAATAGCTCATGTTTTATAAGCCCATATCTATGCTCTTCTTTCAGTTCTAAATAGAACTCAGGGTTTATAGTCAATTGCATACCAATACCTTGTTTACTTACACCTGCAGTAGGTATATGTAAACTATACTTCTTATTGATACCAATCAAAAAGAGCCCATAAAAGGGCTCATCAAATATTAGAGTTTTAGTTGTTCTAGCAACCTGATCTTGTATATTAATCATAGTTTTTTATTTTTCTTAATATATTAGTATATACTTCATCTGATTTATTTTCTGTTAAGGACTGATATATTCTTGAAGACTTGAGTGAACCCATTTTAAAACCATACTTTACGGCTATACAAAATTGTACTCTAGCATCAAACATTAATGCTTTACACATTAATCTATCTAGTATATCTTTATCAGCATAATCTAAATTATTATAGATTACACATCCTAAAGCTTGATCTTCTGGGAGACCCTGAAGCATTTGTTTAATTCTAAAGAACTCATCAATTGTTATTGTCTTCTTCATCTAAAATTAGTTCTATCCATACACCGGGGTTTTCTTTATCATATGTATATTGTTCAAAGCCAGGAATTATAAACTCAGCATTATCATCTTCAATCCATCCATATTTAACCATATCATCTTGCACAGTTTGTGCAGGATTTATATAATCAAACTTGTGACGACTACCTCTAATAAAATAAAAAGAAATTTTTACTGGTAACTTTACCTTTTCTAATTCTTGTTTAAAATCTTCAGCATATTCTAAGTATATATCTTTAGTAGCTTTTCTATAATTCATTACAGCTTTGCTAGCAATAAAGTATTTACCTGTCCAACGTCTTCCATTTTTACTAGAGGGTACGTTACCTGGTATCCACCATCTTATTTTTCTCATATTATTTATTTATTACTTTTTTTAGTATTGGTTGTATAATAGCATGCACATAATCAAGACCATTTTCTTTCATACCATCAGAAATATCTTTAGCAGTAGGAAATATTAGGCCATCTAATTTATACATATCTCCATACTTCATGATAGCAGCTTTACCTGCATCATCATTGTCAAAAAGTGTTATTACTTTTTTATACTTCTTCTTAAGATACTCTATTATATGTGGTTTAATCATAGTATTCTCTGAGTCAGGAGCTATAACTTCTATATTATAGCCAATGCTAGCTAAACACATTGCATCTTTAAGAGATGAGCAGATTACTAAATATGGTTTATTATATTTAAGCTGGTCATAACCTTGTAGATGTGGATTAATCTTATGAAACTTGTGTTTACTATGAGGTTGGTATAATTTATAGGCCTTACCATTCTTATCATAGTATCCGTACATATACTTACCCTCTATCTTCATAGATTTGACTTTGAAGTTCTCTTCTTTAACTAAGTTGTAATACTCAATTGGCCTAACGTTAAACTTATCTAACATAGTCTTGCCTATATTAAAGTCTAACCAAAACCCGCTATCATCAGTTGTCCATTCTCTATTTTTAATAAAGTCAACTTCCCACTTAGCTACGGGCTTGAAGGTTTGTTTTTTATAATCTGTGCTCTTTACGTATTGATTGTAATCATTTATTATTTTCATTGATGCTTTAGGAAAATCTATATCAAACATGTGTTTAACTAGATCAACTTTGTTACCACTCTTACCGGTGGAGAAATCCTTGAATTTATATTGCATTATAGATTTATCAACATAAATACAAAAACTAGGAGTTTTCTCATTAGGATTAAAGACAGACTTAATCTTTACATCTTGTCCTGTTAAGGTTTCTGGTAGAGATAAATAATATTGAAACACCCAATAACTTGGAACATCAGCAGGTTGTAATACTAAGTTCTTAGTGCTTATCATATTGTTTATATTAATATAAGGAGAGAGGTGGATATAAAAATTTAATTAAAAACTGGATGCTCTTAAACACCCTGTTAATGTTGGTTGGCAATGTGCCGTTCGTCCATCTCTCTCCTCATAATTTATCATCTATAGATCAAAGTCATCACCTTTTGCTTTTGCTGGTTCAAAACTAGCAGCAGATGGTGATTCTTTCTTTAGTAATGGTCTAAAGTGCTGTGTGTTTGTTTTATCAAACGTCAACATTCTAGAGTTATCTATTTCTAAAGCTTCTAAAGGTACACCTTCTTTGTTCATCTTTGGTAAGAACAAGTCATTATTTACATAACCTTCTTTGTTTTCCCATTCACGTGCACCTAAGCATGCGTTGATGTATCCAGTCTCTGAACATACAACTGCAGCCTTTACCATAAAGTCTTCAATTGTATTAGCCTCAATAGCATCTAGCTCATTTCTTTTACCTACAACTTCAGATAAAAACACCATAGCTTTTAGAACTTCTGTGTCTCTTTTGATTTCATTACCATTATTTAATGTAGCATCTTTATAAGGATAAGGAGAGAATCTAACTCTACCTACCTGACCAGTATAACGGTCTCCATTAGGGTTATTCATATCTTTTAAGAACCCATTAAATTCTCCAGTTACTGGTTCACCTTCTACGTGTAACATAATATTAAATGCATCTGCATCATAAGGCGTTTGATCAAAAGTAATTGAATTGATTTTTAACTTGTGATTACCTGTTCCAATTACTGGTTTGATTGTGCCTGATCCAACAGACATGTCTTTAGTACTTAACATAATTTTTCTTTTTAATTAATTTATTATTACTCTTCATATTTTTGTATGCATTCCTTTACATACTTAAGGTCATTGGGGATAAACTTATCCTCAAACATACCCATAGGTGATTTACATGTGTTCTCTCCTGAGTTCTGAGTTTCAAAACCATATTCAAGTTCACCATCATCATTTTTATTTACTTTTCCAAAAAGAACAATTGAAAATAGACCTTCCAAAGTTAAAGTATTATCTATCATTTTACCAATAGTCTTAGCTTTTATTTTTCTATTTCCATTTATATCTGTTGAATCTTCTGAATGTGTCAGAAATATAACAGTAAGGTCTTCTCTTAAGTCTTTAGGCATCTTAGCTACCATTGCTAAGTTAGCTGCTATTTGCGTAAACTTATCATAACCTTTCTCATTAGCTCTATCAAAGTATTCAAAGGAGCTCATATATTGCCAGTCATCAACTACTAGAGTTTTAATGTGTGACATTTTCTCATCAACATGTTTTATAGCCTTAATAATACCTGCTGCTGATGCTGCAGATGTTATATTACCTTTGGGGTTGTCTTTAGTTATTTGAGTATACTTACTCTTATAACCCTTAAAAGGTAAAGGTTTATTTGCTATGTTTATTATGAAAGTCTCTTTAGGATCTAGTGTCCTGATTGAGGTAGACTTTCCTGTACCTGAATCTGCAATTACTAATACGCTTTGTGCCATTTATTTTACTATTTTATTTATTACTTTAGTTAATGTTATTAATGTTTGATTAATTTCTTCTAGTTTTTCTATCAATGGGTTTACAACCACATCATCAGGATTTGGTATGCTTGGATTAGCAAAATCAATTTCACCTTTATGGTCTAAACCTTCTTCCATAGCAGTTAAATTGTTGTTAGTCCTACTAACCACGTCACTGATAACTTTAAGCTCACTAGCTGGTATCATATGTCTTTGAAATCCAGAGTTACTAGTAATCATTTCATATTCTTCTTTCCAATGAGGATTATATTTTAATAAATATAATGTTCTCTTAGGATCTTCTGAGTCATAGTCAATACTTACAAACTCTGTATATATGTCTGATTCTTTCTCTAGTTCACTAGGAAAGAAACTAACATGTAGATCATCCTTACCAGATGGTCTATAAGCCATCTTAGGAATATATAATGCATTCTTTAGATTGCTAGTATCAAAATAATCTTGATGCTCTTCTCTAAGTTTTGCAACTTTTTCTTTACGTTGTGCGGGTGTTAGTCCCATATCTTTATTGTTTATATTTTTAGTATTTATCATCTACGTTCTTGTTGTCCAGGTGTATCCATCTCTTCAATTTGCATTTGTTCAAACTTTGCTCTGAAGAAACTCATTCTTGCATCACCATTTCTTGCTTTCAGAAAATGTAAAACTAATGTCCTATCATTTTCTATTATATATCTATCAGGCCCATAGAACCTAATCTTCTGCTTAGCTGGTCTGTTAATACCTATTAACATATCTGCATGTTGTAGCATTGCATCTGAGCCAAATATATCTGACTCAAGTATATAGTTACCATACTTACCATCTATAGCTCTATCTGGATTATCTATATTTCTATTAAGTTGAGATAAGGCCAGAAACAAACAAGGATAATCTCTCTTACACTGTGTAAAGAACTCACCTAATTCAAACAACATATCTAATGTGCTGTTCTGGTATGGTGCTCTCTTTACTAACATTGTATGATCAAGTGTAATCATTGTGTTTGTACCTTTATGTAAATTCATGTATGCATCTATCTGCTCACGCATTTGGTTAACAGTCATAGGTGTACTAATGATGTCCACCGGATGTTTAACTCTTTCCTTAGCATATTGATGACACTGGTTAAGCGTGTCAGTATTTAATGTTGAACCAGCACTACATAATTCTTTATATGTCTTACCAGTTATAGAACTAAATTCTCTAATAGCTGAGGTTCTACCTACCATCTCAAACTGAAACTCTAACACTCTAAATTTATCATTTGGATTTAAAGCAAATGACTCTCTTATTATTTGATCTTTGATTAGTGTTTTACCTGAGCCAGGTCTACCACCAATTACAGTCAATGTATTCCATTCTATACCATCAGTAGCTGCGTCATTGAACTTAGGCCACGGAGTATATATTGACTTCTCTTCACCAGTTGATCTGGCATACATATATTTAAGTGCCTCATTAAAGGCAGCATATTGTCCAACCCAAGATTCTTTTGTTTTCATACTACATTTTCTTTAAAATGATCATCTTCAGTACTAATACCTTCTCTAATCATATCACAGTAATCAGCCAGTGTAGAGTGCTTTACTCTATGCTTGTCCTGTTTACATATAAAGTACTGACTTGTTTGCATATATAAGTATTCTGCATCTCTGTACTCATTTACGTACATTCTAGTAGCTTTAAGTACTTCATCCCAGGTGTACTCATAAGTCTGAAATAACCACCTAAATGCTTCTCCTAATGCTTTTACATTATTTCTTGCTGGTTTACCGCTTGGTAATTTCTTAGCTGGGAATATCTCTCTGTATTTATTTATCTTATCTACAAAGTTCTTACCCATAAGTTCTATATCTGTTTTCTTTTTTGCTTTAATAAAGTAATTATCAAGTCTAACACAGAAACCTTTAGCTTCTGCAGTCATAAGGTATACACCATTCTTATGTTCTAGAAATCCTATTGAAACTAAATGGTTTTTATCTGCTGGTCTAGTATCTTTTGGTGGTGTAGTTACACCATTCTTGATACCAAACATAAGAAGTACTTGATTAGGTGTGACGTTTTTTTTTAACATCACTTGGAATAAATCCCACATATTTTATTGGTTTTTTGAGTTTATAAATATAAGTAATTTTACCATTTTATACAAGCCTTTCCTTGCTTTTCAAGTTCTATATTTACTTGATTAAACACATCTTTACAATCCCATTGTCCTCCTCTATATGCAGCTGAGGCCGGGTGTGCTACTTTATATAATTTTTGATTTGATAGGTATACTTGCCAGTCTTCTGCTTTTTTACCCATCATTATAATAGGTATATTTTTATGATGTCTATTTAATAACTCAAATAAATACACAGCAAATGGTTTCCATAGGTTTATATGTGAGCCTATTGAATTAATCTCACATGTGAATGCTGTGTTAAGTAATAGCACACCCTGGTTAGACCAACGCCTTAAGTCAACGTCACCATTTTCATCATTTAATGCTTTAAGAATATACTGCAGGGATTTTTCTGCTTTACCTTTCTTTGAGCAACTAAAAGCTATTCCGTCAGCTGATCCAAGCTGTGGATATGGGTCTTGACCTATGACAATAACTTTAATCTCTTTGTATGGGCATTCTCTAAATGCATTAAATATATCTTTGAACCTTGGCGTAAATCTTTTACCAGACTCATACATACTGATTAGACTGTTTAGTATTATGTCAAAGCTTAATCCATTTATAAAAGGAGCTAGTGCAGGTGTCCAACCTGATTCCTCTAGTGCATTATTAATTCTTTCTCTTAAATTATTGATGTCTATTTCTGATTTTTTCATATATTATTGTATATTTGTTTAATAAATCTAATTATTATGGAAGACAAGAAACAACCTGTACGTAAAATAGTTACATATGACTTTACTAAGGTCATTAAAAATATTGAAGTGTCTCCTGCTTTTATTCCTGGTTTACAAAATGTATATTATAGATACATTTCTGAATTTTATGATGATTATAGTAAGATAGGTGAGCTAACTGATAAGTTTCATAACATTATTACTAGTAAGCTTAAAGGTGATGATGCAGCTTTAACACCTATAGAGCATGAGTTATATACTATATACTCTTTAACACACTTACTTAAAGCTTTTGCTAAACAACAGAACTTAGAAATTGAAGAAGAGTTACCTGTTGATGATAAGAAGCTTGCTGAATTAGCTGAAGAAGCTAAGACTAAGAAGACTGCCGGTGAAGGATTAGCATACTTAGCACAAGAGATAGCCAAGCTATCTTAACTGCATATTATTAAAGTCTCCTATTTCTATACAAGCTTGTATAGCTAAGTTTAGTTCTTCTTTATCACAATCCCCAAAGGATTTACAGTACTCAACATTATTCTTATTAAAACATAGGCCAGCTTTACGCTTTACTTGTAGTTTTATCTCTTCAAATGTATATCCTATCTCATTTGCAATCTCTCTTATCATGACATGTAGCCTAGCCAATTGAGGATTACTACCTTTGCCATCTTGAACTCCAATAAATAATTCTATCTTAGCGCCATCTGGCTGCTTCTTAAAGAAATTATTATACTTAGTTTCAAAGGCTTTTATAGGGAAGTGTAGCTTACCTTCCTTGATTGTTGCTTTTATAAATAGTTGATCTTTCATATATGTGATATGTACCAAATTATTGTTAAGAGTATTATATATATTGCAAAACAAACACCGGCAGCTATCTCAGTTTGTTCTACTCTGTATTTTGATCTGCCTTGTCTATACTTTATATCCTCTTCTATACTATTTGTTTGCATGTCTTGCATGTCTTTTTCTATTTCTTCACTCATTGTATCTTAATATTTTATCTTCTATGTTATCTAAATCTATGTCAATCATATCATCTAAGATAGGTAAAATATCTGCACCAACAGTATTTCCATTCTCATCTTTTAAAGGCATATAAACTGCATGCACTTCTACATAAGCAGGATAACCTGGCGTACCAGGATCTCCATTACTTTCTGACCACACTTGATCTTCTTTCTTATGATATGTATACTCTACTTCACAATATAATGTTTTATCTATGTCAATTGTATGTCTAGCCATTATTTAAATCTTAATACGTTATCATCTACTATGACATACTCTTGTCCACAATCTAAACAACCAGCCTCTGTTTCATTACGTACCATGCTGTGTATTTTATTTTTTCCATAACAGTTAGGGCAAACGTGATCCATATCAGGAACTAACTCTTCACATGTTACACGTGCCATGTCTTGTATCATTGCATCATGATCACCTTGGTATTGCTCTTCCATTTGAGCCATAAATATTTCTTTCATTCTTCCCATAGTTATAATTTTTTAAAGCAAGACATCTTATGTTCAATGATCTGGCTTACTGTTAGTTTGTTAATTTTATTTATAAATCTGACTCTTCCTGTTCTTTGGCCTATATAATAAGCCACTCTAAGTACTAGCAGATTTGTAGCTATTGCAAGTATTATATATATTAATTCCATTGATTATCTTTTTAAGGGGTTATAGTATTTAATTTTATTCTGATCAAATCCTTTTAGTGCTGACTTGACCCATGATGCATCTTGTGTTCCTTTGTAACACAGTATGTGACATGTTGCTGTCTCAGTAGGATTTAACCTTAATAACCTACCAATTCTCTGTGCAGTTTTCTTTTCATTACCATATGCATGCATAATAATACCTTGTTTCAGGTTTTTTATTGTAACACCTTCTGATAATTGTAACACGCAGGATAACTGATCAATTCTTCCATCAATAAACATTTCCAGGTTATCTTCTGACTTCTTGTTGGTAGAGTGATAGCTATACTTACATATTCTATCTGCTTGTTTCTGTGTGTTTGCAAATATAATACACTTGGAACCTAAGTTCTTTAGTAATGATTTAGTATAGTCTTCTTTAGTTGTATATTCCATTAGCGCCCTCATCCTCATTATAGCAGCAAATTGTTTTTGCTTTTGAGTCTGAGCTTCAGCAACTCTATTGGTAACATAACCATAGTCTTTTACTTCAGTGGTCCACCATGTACCACCTGTTGTTTTATTTTTCTTCTTTAATGTTGGTAGCTTAGACAACTCTAACTCATGTATAATGATCTGATAATCATTTAATATCTTAGAGTCTGTTGCATCATCAACACTAAATTCATATTTGATTGGACAATACTTATGTACTAGCCTGCCCTTCTCTGATTGTTTATCTCTTGGTGGTGTACCGGTTAGACCCAGTACCTTACCTTTAAATAAACTTAAGAACATTTCATGAGATGGTAACAATGAATGACATTCATCCAGGTATACTATATCATAGTTGTTTGGATTATGTTTCTTTAGTGATAGATATGTAGTAAATGTTATATGCTTTACTAACTTCTCTAGATTCATCTTGCCTAACTCATCAACCCATGATTGGGATACTGAGTGTTTTGGTATCACTACCAAGGCCTCTATTAACGGATTAAAGTTAACCATCAGATGTTGTATAGCAATTCTTGTCTTGCCTACACCCATAGATATACCTAATCCACATCTTTTATTTTTTAATGCAATGTCTAATGCATCTTCTTGTACTATTTCTCTGTTGGTCATTTATTTTCTTGTGTTCTTGGTAGAGAAAATCCCAGTTCAATTGCTTCAACTGTGTTTTCTTCTATCCACATGTGACAATTTCTACAGACAGGTAACCATGTGTCTACATTTAGATGGTTTAAACCTCTGCCTTGTTTGTGATGTATGTCTGTGGCCTTTATACTACAGTTGTGTATGTTAGCATGACAGACTGGATTGTCTGTTAAATACGGCACACGCATCTTGGTGTATGCCGCATTCAACTTAGACATTTTTTTTGAATAATTATTAATTCCCATTTGTTATTGTAAAGAAATTTCTAGGCAATAATCCTAATGATAAGAACTTAAGTATAACATCTTCATAGTTAATACCTAACTCTTTGAAAGTCATAGTGTTATTGTAATCCTCTAACGTTTCTTCTGCTGGTACAGATAGTATATATTCTACTGTCTTACCTGTAAAAGTCTTACGAAGATAGTTATTTATTTTCTTATTGCAAATGGTTTGTTTCCAAGCATTGATTTCTCTCTGTGCTCTTCTCCATACCCTACTTATTCTACGTTTCTTATCCCAATGAAGCTTCTTAACTTCCTCAGGTTTATAAACATTAAGACCATGAAGCACTCTCTTAAATAGGAACACTTGATACTTGTTTAACTTTGAATAATTTAGTGTGTTGACTATAGATTCAGGGTGTAACTGATACTCACTGAGTAATCCATAGTATTGATAACGTTCTTCTCTTAGTTTTAAGAGATTTACTTGTTGTTCTTGATTTAGTTTTTGTAATTGTTTTTGTGATAGCATTTTAGTAGTGTTTTTTAGTTAATGATTTTTTTAATAATACAAAAGAGCTGAGGTATTACCCTACCCCAGCCCTATTGTATCTCCAACAAATTAAGTTATAGTGCGAATTCCTTCTTAAGGTCTTCTACTTCAACTTCTTTGCTATCATCAACTACATCAACTACTTCTTCTTCTACTTCATCTTCCACACTTTCTACAAACGCTTGGTCTGGAGTCTGTGTCATTGTTTCATTAGTAACAGTGACACCATTTGCTGTTCTGATTTCATCAGCATTAGTATGATCTATGAATGTATCTTGTGCATTTGGATCTGACTTGAACTTTGTTGTTCTATAGATGTTTCTTTCTTCACCTGTCTCACGATCTACACTCTTGCAGATTACACCTGTCTGACCAGCAACTTTAAGATTACGGTCATCACCTGTGAAAGACTCTAGAACTACTATTCTGCCTCCTGGCTTAGTATCAGCATTCCAACCTAGTGATTGTAATACTTCCATCTGACCCTGTAACAGTGTAGATACAGGCTTCTTATTAACAAAACCATTGTTTATTGTGATTCTGTCTTGTACTAGCCTAATGTGACCATACTCTGGATTGTTTTGTGATTGTCTGATAACATTACCCATGTCATCAGCTACGATTGTAACTTCTTGATTTAAATTTTGCATTTTTTGGATTATTAAATTAATAAATGATTAATGTGTCTAACTATTAGACATCATCTGAATGGAAATACGGGTCTTCCAACTTTTCAAAAGCCTCCATCTCATCTAAGGCTGGCTCAAACTCTTCTATAAACTCTATAGATTCTTTGATTTCCTTAGGTGTTGTTGTACTGGAGAAGCTATTATAAAAAGGATTACCCACTTCTTTGGTATACGCTGAACTTAATCCGTTTAGATCTTGTACCTCTTGATCTGAAAGAGAGAGATACTGTTCTAAAGAACATTCAATTATTCTACCATTGGGCAATTGTACTATCATTTTACTAATTTAATACTAACAAAAGTAAAATAATAAATTGCTCTGAGACAATAATAATTAAATATCTTGGTTCAAATTCAAAATAAAAGTGCAGTATAATAGCTAACGCTTAAATTATGTATAGCTTTCTGCCTACTCTTTTTATGTAATTATGTGCTTTTAACTCTCTAATGTACCTACTGACTGTGTCAGGTGTAACGTTGAGAGTATCAGCTAGTGTGGACAAGGAAGGAAAGCAACTTCTTTCTTTGTCTGCGTAACAGGATAGTAATGAATACAATCCTTTTGCTTGTATAGTTAAGCTTGGATCAGATATAACCTTATGGTTTACTATTCCAAACTTAAAATGTATCTTCTTCTTTAGCATGATCTTTTAATAGTCTAAGTAAAGCCATGTTAGTATCTAATTCTTTAATGAGTTCAACATCTTTAAGAAAATACTTTTCATTCATGTAAGGCCCAAAGCCTGTGTCTTTATCTGAGTGTCTCCACTTGTTATACTCATCTTTTATGAGTTCAGGTGATAGTCTAGGCATATTATATTATTGGTTTATCTGTATCTAATATGTCAAAGTATTTAATCTCATCTACGTCAACGTATGTTAACTCCATTGGATTGATTGTATCTTTAACTTTTTTAAGCAATCCATCAGTGTCATGATATAGTAGTTCAACTTCTAATGTTGAATGAAATGGATTGTATGGTTCACTGCTACTCCAGCTTCCATCTCCTATAACTTGAGCATAGACATTACCATTACCTGGGTTAAGCTTGAGATCATCTAATATATCCCACTCAAATTCAGATCCTGCATGGTATGATCTTGGTTTAACAATACAATAGTCTCCTATTTGTAGTGGTGCATACTCATTATCCATGTATGCAAGATGTAATATAGATTCTTTAGCGTGATCAGATAGATCAGTCATTAAAATAGAGAATATGTGATCAGTGTTCATGTGACCCTGTACATTTAGTATATTTTTAAGCAACTTTACGAGTGCTTGTGTTGATATGTTATAATTGTTTGGCATATAATTTAATTTAGTATTAGTAATTTGATTTATGATAGAGGGCACCCAACACCCAAACAAGTTAAGAAAAGGTATCAGGTGCCATATCAACTAACCACAATTAACAAAAACAAAAACAAGACCTAACTACTCATGTTATTATCTAACATAAATAGCTGGTGTTGTTAGTCTATTATCACTAATAGGTTTTTAATTAAATAGATTCTTAAGTCTATCTAATAAGCTTTGTTTGGGTTTGAATCCGAACTGTTCAAAGGTTATTTCTAATACGCCTTCTTCAGCTCTGATATATTTATTTGCATGATAGGTAAACTCAAGGTCACCTGTATGCGAGTTGAATTCTATTGCATCATCCCCAAATTTGAGGTGTGCTCTTTCTTCACTAAGAAATGTTAGTAAAGATTCATATTGTGTTTTATTCATGATAACAGATTTATTGGATTATTACTTTTCTTTCTACGCTTCCATCATCATATATGAAGAAGACAGCTTGATTATATTTGATTACTTCATTACCCCATAGATCTATTATCTTTACGAGTTTTCTATATTGTTCTATCTCTAGTACATCTGTTAACATGCACGATTCACTGAAGTATTGATTGTTATCAAGCTGAGCATGACTAGTAGGCCAATTATTTGCTTGATTTATATCATACACATTTATACATTCTAAGCCTGGATTATTAAATACATGTAGCGATTCTATCAAAGGGTTATTACTTAGATCAAGTTGTGTGAGCTGGTTGTCATCAACATAAAAAATCTTTAAAGCAGTATTATTACTGAGATCTATACTTGTTAATTGGTTACCCTGAACATGTAGGCTTCTTAAGCTAAGGAAGTCTTCTATACCTGTTAGGTCAGATATATCCTCAAAGTTTATAGATAGACTTGTTACATCACTTACGTTATATGTGTGAACAAAGTCATCATTTGGTATTCCGTTACCTATACCCATATACTCTAAGGCAGCCTCAAAGTTATCATCTGGTACATAGGTTTGTTGTTGTGCCATAGATATTAATGGCATGAATAAGATAAGATAAAACAACCCTTTGTATGTATTATAATTCTTTTCAGCCTGTTTCTTATCAATTTTTACTGCTGTATAAGTATAATTATCCTTGTATCCTGATGATTCTACATAGTATCCCTTAGATACAGGTATTCCTTTATTGACTTTTGCTTGTTCTTTTTCTAGTTGTTTCATAATAGTTTTTGTTATTTGTTAGAGATTATTTGATTAAGATTCCGGGTACTATGCCTATTATCCTATAGAGAGAGAGACATAGAATACCCTTGTTGTATTGTTGTGAGTAATAGCTACACTTGTATTGTTGTTAGCTATATATATACTTTAGGTTGTAATAATTATTTTGATGTGGTAAATAGTGGTAATATGTGGATATGTGATGTGGTACATACAGTTTAACACACACTTTAATGTACTTGTTGTGCTCACAATCAACAGAAAGGGAGCAAACAAGGGGAAAGGGAGAGCAAAGTGGAAAGTTGTTGCAGTATGTAAGGCAAAACTCAAAACTTGTTACAGTAAGACGAGAAAATAAGAGAAGAGAGCAGCTTATCTCAAGCTCCAAGTAAGTGGTTCCATTTGGTATAAAATCTATGGCCTATAAATTTCTGGAGTTGCCTGCTTACATTTTAGATTGCATGATTACACTCTCTCTTACTATAAAATGATTTTGAGGCCATTTTACTTTCTCTTATATTCTGATATAAAAGAAAGGCTTGGTGTGTTTTACACAGGTGCTACCTGAAACCAATTAAATCCTTTGATAAACCTTTCTCTATTTACTCTACTTAGTTTTCACATAGTAAAGATTATCTGCAGTACTACCATCTGATTTAATCACATTAGTATCTGTCAGTTCTAAATCTTCTGATAACATAGCAAAGCTACCTTGGTATGTTTTAAAAGTTTCAGTAGATCTAGTAGGATTCTCCATATCAATAGAGAAATCTTCTATGAAGCTATCCCACCATGGATTGTCAGCTGATAACTGATTACCATTATCATCTTGTGGGTTAAATGCACCATATTTGACAGCTCTTAGGTTAGCACCTGCACCTGCAGATTGTGTACCTATTGATACTGTCTTAGTTTTTGCAACTGGTTTGTCAGTTGCAATGATAGAACGGAATTGAGTTCCATCTGAACGTTGTCCTTGATTTAAGGAATAAAAATATAACATAGTTAATAAAGTTTTAATTTGTTACTACAGGCTTTCACTCCTGCTCTGTTCCGGATTTACGCAACACTTTATCCTACCTCACCTGTTAAGGATAGTAGCATAATTGAGCAACAAAAATTGTTGTGGATATATTACGGGGGGTAACCCAACCACAGTTATACGGTGGGGAGCAAAACGTGGGGACCTACACAGCACGTAAAATACATAACTTTGGTGGGGGGAATGAAATTTTTTTAATCAGGCGGAGGGCATGTTAGT